ACCACCCAGTCTCCTTGATGCTCTGGCAAAAAGCGATGTCGCCGCGGATGCCTTCGGCGGCGCCTTCCTCGAGGAATAACTGGGCCAATTCCAATAGAGAAACGCTCAACTTGCAGTCGGCTTGCTTTGCTTTGGTATTGAACCATTCAACCATGAGGGATGGCGTAATCTCAGTTGGAATGACGCCAGCGATCACGTTGTTGGTATTTTGAATATGTGTCATATTTGAACAACCTCCTAAGTTAATCAATAGAAGAATAGCGATTAAGCCACTCACGATGTTCTTTCGCATCGCGCCACACCCTCCTACAAAATTTTGTAATAGAATGAACGGCGATGCCGACTACCACTCCGACGCATAGGATAAGAAATCCAATACAGACGCCTATTTGAATGCGCTCCGGGAGGCTACAAAAGCCCCAAGAGAGAAGCGCCGCGGGGACGCCAACGATTGCGCATAGTATTAACGCCGCCACAAGTGTAAGCAGCGGCCCTTCAATGTTGCGCTTAAAGCTCCACCATAAACTCTTAATCATAGCTGTTCCTCGTTTCTCTCAAAATGAACCCGAAATCACACATTATGAAATAGATCAGCCATTGAGAGGCGTTCCATTTAAATGCCCATGTGGCCACGGCGCCAACCGCAAATGTCGTACCATAATGAATGGCAATCTTTATCCACTTATTGGCCATCACCAGTCCTCCTTGAAGCTCTTAATCAGAAATGCCATCAGAACGCCGAGCGAGATAATCATAGCTACGCCGCAGCCGGCCATTAGTAAACCAAAAATGAAAAACAAAACATCCATCATAATTTACCTCCAGAAAAGAAAAAAATGGATGAGCGCCGCCAAAGCGCCGACAGTAATTACCAAGCTGGCGATGACAAGGATTACAGGCGCCAATTTTGCGATGACAAAGAGTAGCAGCAAAACAAAGATTGCCAAAAGAATACTTACAAAAACTTTCATTTTTACCACCTATCAAAAAGAAGTTCATAGATAAGGAAGGTTAGGCCCCAAACGAAAAAGCAGAGTAGGGCGAGTAGCGCGACAGCTAAGATTATGAACGGGAAATTCATTAAAATGCCTACCACGCCGCAGAGAAGTGCTATTGCAAGAACAAGACTGACGATTACTTTTATGGCTTCAATCATACGATTGCTCCTTTCCTATTTTCTATCTATATTATACCATAAAAATATTTTTATGTCAAACTACTGGGGTAGCGAGAAAATTTTATTTTTAATATTATAAAATTAGATATTAGGTAGAATATGAAACGCCGGCCAGGTGTGGAAAGGAGGAGAAGGCGTTTGGCTAATTATATTTATTCTCAAGCATAGTCGCCACCACCTGAAACTACTAAAAGATTAAGATAGTTGCAAGCAGTTTATAATTATAAAAAATAGAAAGTAAATTTTGATGCTGAGTATTAGAGATTAGGGGCGAAACAAGGACCATTTAATGGAGTAATTAATTTATTACATATTCCAGGGATGATAAATAACGCTTGGGGGAAGATAGCAATAGAAATAGAAGCAGCATTAAGAGCAATAGATTCTAAGAATTTGGTTTTGGCTGAAAATCCATCTGGCGGCACTTATTTACCTGCATAGCAAGTATCTTAGAATAAAGGAGAACTTTTTAGAGCGGCAAAAAATTTACTAAGTGCATTAGATGGATTATCAAAATTACAACAAGGTATTGTAAAAAAGACCAATTTAAATTCAGCTTTGAGTCGTTTTAAAGATGGTAATAATTTTGTTGGGAGATTACGAGCAGCTTTAAATAAAGATTAGTTAAGTGATGCGGATTTGGCGGCTTTCATTAGACAGGCATTGAGTAAGAATTTTAGATCAGATATTGGTTTTATTATGGAAGAAGTAGTAACGGGTATGCTTAATAGTACTGCTTTTGGAGATTACATGGAAAGTAATTTTCAAAGGATTATTGATGGTAGCAATTTTGTTACTACAAATGCTCAAATGGGAACAATCCGTGCTTATGTTTAGGGGATATCTTATACAAAAGATGGAAAATTAATAGCTGGGAAACCTAGTGGATAGCCATTAAGAGATACTACTTTAACATGGCGTATGGATAATAAAGGAAATGGAACAATTACTGTAGATAATTCTCCTGAGACTTTGGGAATTTCTAGTAAAAGATATAATTTAACAGGAAATAATAAGATTAAAATTGCTGGATTATCAGTTAGAAATTTTGCTGATGTTTTTTATGATTTAGGGGAAGATCAAATGTATCTTTATAGAATTTTCAAAGGCGGAGGCTCGGGGAACAGTAATGGAGCAGCATATTATTTAGCCGCTCAAAGACTTGAAAGTATATATTTCGGACAAACAGAAGAAACTGATCTACCAATTTCTGATCGAACAGATTTAATGGTAATAAATGGATAGCTAATGGGCGTTTCAACTTTTATGAAAAATAGTAGTGGAGAAGTTGTTGCGTCTAAAATGCCAAAAAAAGATTCAAAATGGATTAAACCTAATGATGTTTTGTCAACAATAGGACAGATCCATGCCGCAAAAATCTTAGTTTATTCTGTGCTTGATACTAAAGCTAAATAGGCTTTAGGTGTAATTTAATTTAGTAAAAGGAGGGCCTTATAATGGCTATTGAAAAAATTAAACTTAACACTCTCGGCGCTATCGAGGAAGATCCTATCGAGTACATGAACATCGGGTAGGCCGTTGTTACTGTTCATAAGTATATTCCTTATGAGCAAATGCTTGATATGATTCAGTGGTGCATTGACTATATTATCAATGATCGTCCTTTCATCAGCGCGCCGCTCAAGAAGATTATTAAGGATTTTGCAGTTCTTAATTTCTATACCAATTTTGATTTTAACTTTTTGACTGAATACCATGAAATGGCAGATATTTATGCTGAATACGATCTGGTATACCGTTTTGATGTAATGGCAAAGGTTAAGGAATTTATTGATCCTGGTCAAATGGATTTTTTTGAGAGTACTCTCGATGAAACTCTTGAGTCCATTATGAACTATCGCAATAGTGCTATTGGCATTGTTGATGCTCTTGCAGAAAATGCTAATAATGACGTAAATGCAATGAGTGGAGCTTTGGGATTGATCAGCGATGAAGAAAAAAATAAGAAAATTGTACAATTACTTCAATTTGCTGATTAGCTAAAAGCGGCGACTACTTGATTTTAAAAAAAGAGGAGGGGCGAAATGGCTATTACCTTTCAAGTTGGGTTTTAGGTAAATGATAAAGATTTAAGAAGTGGTTTATAGGGAATTTAGAAAGATATTGAAAATGCTTTTAATATTAAAAGTGGAATGAGCGAGGAATTAGCTAAAGCTACCCAATAGGCTACAATTTTATAGAATGCTTTAAAAAGAGCCACTTCTGATAAAGGTATTTCTTTCTATACCTTAAATTCCGAATTAAATAAAGCAGGTACATCTGCTAAATAGTTAGTGACAACTTTAGCCGCGGGAGGATCTAATTTTACAGCTTCTTTAAATGCTGCAAATACTGCATTAGCCAGAGCGAATCGTAACGTTATTACTCTGAATAGTAAAATTAAAGAAATGGCTAGAGTATTAACACAATCCTTTAAGTTTACGGCGGCTTAGACATTTTTATAGGGAATTTCCTCTGCAGCGCGAGAAGCTTACCAATGGGTTTATGATTTAGATAAAACAATAACTAATATTGGTGTAGTTACAGGATATACTGGAGATCAATTAGATAAAGTAACTCAAAATGCTATTGCAGGAGCAAAAGAATTACGTATCGCCGCTAATGATTATGCTGAAGGTGCTTTAATCTTCTACCAACAGGGTCTTGGCGATGACGAAGTTGCTCGTCGACTAGAGATTACTGCGAAATCAGCTCGTGCGGCTGGCACTTCTCTTGAATAGATGTCCTCTCAATTAACTGCTATTTGGAACACTTATCAAATGACAGGCGATGAGATGGAACGGGCAGCATCTGTTGGCGCGAAAATGGCTGGCGATACCGCGGTTGATTTTGCCGACATTGCTGAAGCGATGCAGACTGCTGCTGCCCCTGCTGAGCAAATGGGCGTTTCTTATAATTCTTTGGCGGCTATTATTGCTACAGTTGGCGATACAACTCAATAGTCTGCTTCTGTTATTGGTAACGCTTTTAAGACTATTTTTTCTCGTTTCCAGTAGCTTAAATCTTCTGGAACCGATGGAGAAGTAACTCTTAATAGAGTATCTTCTCAATTACAAGAATTAGGTATTAATGTTCTTGATGCAGGTGGAGAGCTAAGAGATCTTGATACAGTAATTATAGAAGTTGGTAATCAATGGGATACCTGGTCAAGTAAATAGCAACTTGCTATTGCTTAGCTGGTTGGCGGCACTCGTCAATATGGTCAGTTCTTGACATTGATGAACAATTTTGACAAGTATCAAAAATTACTTAGTTCAGCTAATTTAGAAGACGGGTCCACTTTGGAGTAGCAATACCAATCTTCTTTACAAAGCATTGAATCTTATGCTGAAAATGCAGGAGAGGCTTGGCGCAGAGCTTTTTCTAATGTTATTGATGAAGATGCTATTAAAGGATTTTATAAAGGCGCTGAGGAATTAGGAGATGTATTTAATAGACTATTAGATACTATTGGCGGATTACCGGGTGTTTTAGCAATTGCTGCTGGAATTTTTTCAAGCAAATTAATTCCAGCTTCGGTAAATTTCTTAAAAAATGTAAAAGAGTCAGTAGTAAATCTTACTCCTACAGGCAGAGCTAATAGTATAAATAAGCAATTTAGAGAAATTGATACTTCATTAAATTAGAGAATGGCTCAAGTACAAGGAAGAGTTGATAGGAAAGGCAATTTAAATATTTCTGATCAAAATGAATTAGAGAGTTTATAGATTGCCAAATAGAAAAATGAGTATTCTCGCCAAACTGCTCAAATTAATGACAGAATTAATTCTTAGTTAAAAAATGCGAATGGTGCTTATAAAATTAGTTTACAATATCAAAAGCAACAATTAGAATCTGCTCAAGATTTATATAATATGACGGTAGATCAATTAGCAGTTTTAAAACAATAGGCTCAGCAATAGACAAAAAATATTCAATTAGAAAGAAAAAGATTATAGCAGAATGTAAATAAAACAGCTTAGAGATAGGACGATGCTACAATCGCATACACTCAAGCAGCAGATGCTTATCAAAAAGATCCTAGTTCAGCTAATAAAGCAGCTTTAATTAAAGCAGAGTAGGAATTAAAAATGGCCACAGAGTTAGCGACTTAGGCTAAATTAGAGTAGGATGCTGCTTTTGGGTCAAACGATGAATTTCTAAAAGCAAGGGAGGCTATTAGCAATTTTAACGCCGAACTTGCTAAATTAGGTTCTTAGGGCGGAAAATCAAGCGGTGCTTATAGAGCTTTATTAAATTCCTTAAAAGAAATGAAAACTGCAGGAATGTTGGCAGAAGGGGAAATTACAAAAATAATTTAGATTTTGAAAAAACCTATGTCTGAAAAGAATATTGAAAAAATCAATAATTTAATGGATGAATTAGGAATTAATAGTGAAGAAGCTCGGGCAAAAATTTTGCAATTAGCAAAATAGGCGGATAGTTTAACCGGTGGAGATATAGAAAAAATAAATAATTAGATAAATAATATGGATGGATTATCAGATAAAGCAAAATAGGCGATTATCGAATTAAATAATTAGTTAAATACAGAAAAAGATCAAAAAATAACTGAAGCCGCCCTGGCGATGGCTGATTTAACTACTAAAACCGAAAAAGCTACGGCAGCCCAAAAAGAATTAAGTTAGACTCAAGCAACTGCTGATGCGATGGCTGATCTAGGTCAAGCAAGAAGTAGAAAAGCAACAGTGGGAGATAGTATTAATGGCTTTGAGATTACTTAGACAAAAGGTCAGGCCTTTATGGGTATTATTGGTGGGCTGGGCCAAGTGGCCTCTGCTGCCGCAATGGCCACAGCTAGTATTCAAATGATGATGGATACTATTTAGGATGAAGATGCTTCAGCAGCAGAGAAAATTTTTGCTATTGTCACAGCTTTGAGTATGATTGCTCCTGCAATAGAACTTGGCGCTACCGCAATGAAAATGTTCAAAACTGGTGTTCAAAATCTTATTCCTTAGCTTGTAAGTGTTGGCACAACCGGGACAGCTGCTGGTACGGCGACACGTTTGGCCGGATATATCGCTCAAGCAGGATGGTTACCTTTTATTGCGATAGCAACTGCTATAATCGCTCTATTAGCAGGAATTGTTATTGGTGTATAGGCGTTAATTCAAGCTGCACATGATAGATCTCTTGAAGGACAACTTGAAAAGGCAAATGAGTAGTTAGAAGCGATGAACACTCTCGTTGAATCTGTAAATTCTAAAGTTGAAGAATTAAAATCTTCTTGGTCAGAATATGAAGAGGTAAAGAAGATTTTAGATGATTGTACTTATGGAACTGAAGAGTGGAGAGATGCTCTTCAAGCTGTAAACCAAAAAGTTCTTGAAATCTTATAGACTTATCCTGAATTAGCACAATATGTCAATAGAGACGATACTACTGGAGAGTTATCTCTGGATGAAGAAGGATATAATAAATATCTCGATAAATAGCAAGAGGCTTAGACTTCAGCTCAGGCAGCATAGTATGCCGCTCAAAATAGAGTAAATTCTTTGGAGAACGATATTGCTAAACAAGATATTATTGATGATATTGGAGATTATATGTCTGATGCCACTGGTGGATTAAGTATGAAGAGTGAGACAAAAGATATGTTGTCAGCTAATATGGATAGATTTGTAGGATTAACTGGAGAAGCGTTAGCAGAAGAAGTCAAAAAAGTAAATGAAGAAAATGGAAGTCCAATGCAAGATAAGTATATGGATGATTTTATAAAAGCCATAGAAGAAGCTTCTGTTGATATTAACGCTTGGGATACTGCTGTTTAGGGCGCAACTGACGCTGCAAAATTATAGAGTGAGGAAATAGCTAAAAATTATTTAGAGTCATAGAACTTTAATGTAGAGAAAGGAACAGAAGGCATTTATGGTCATTTATATGACTCTTTATATAAATAGGCCCAAGCAAGCGTTGAAGAGGATTACAAAGATAGTTCTTTAGAGGATATTGCTAAAGATTATGCGAAAGAATATGGAATTGATCTTGATAAAGCAGAATATGACGGAGATACTGTTACTTTAGAAGATGGAACTGAGTATAAAAAAGAAGAGATGTTAGCGGCACTAGCTTCCGCTGAAGCTTTAGATGGTTTAACTGCAGCGGCTGAGGGAGCTAATAAAACTTTATAGGCTTTAGATAATGAAGATAATCAAAGCGTTGGTGGAGCTGAATTTAAAGATTTCTTGGCGACAGGCAATTTTAATTCAATGGATGAAGATGATATTGCCGAAAGGGCCGGTTATGATGATGAAACAATGACAAACTGGTTAGAAGATCTCTTTGATACAGATGATTTAGAAGCCACTGCTAAATCTTTAGGATATGAGAATGCAGACGCTTTAATTGCTGGCGTTCGAGAAGGTTTCACTAATTCATAGAAAGAATTAGACAATATTGGTAAAAACTTCAGTGAGAGAGCAAAAAGTATTTTTGATAATATTGATTTATCAGGTATGTCAGTAAATGCTCAAAAAAGTGTCGCGGATACATTTGATCAAATTTATTAGGATCAAGGGGCTGAGGCGGCTCAATCTTTTGCTAATATTTTTGCAGGCATGGATCCTGCAAATGCAGAATTATTAGCTGAGAATATTGATAAAATTGACTGGCAAAATGCTTCTCCTGAGTATATTAGAGAACAATTTGAAGAATTAGGCATTCCAATGGACGCTTTATCTGATGGGACTTTACCAAAACTTATTGATTTAATGTAGACAGCTTCTGAGATTGATTTCAGTTCTGCCGCAGAGAGTGTAAAAGCTGGATAGGATATAATTTCTTCTATTGAGGGAAATGCTTCTACTATTTCTGAAGATTAGGTTGCACAATTAGCGCAACTGGGTATTGATGCAGATGCATATTTCCAAAAAATGGCTGATGGTACTTATCAGTTGACTATGGATGCTGATGCTTTCAAACAAATGGTTCATGATATTTCTATGAAAGATATGGGAGACTTTGCTGATCAAGAAGCGGCAAGATATGAAGATTTAAATAATATTTATGAATAGATGACTCAAAATCCAACTGCTTTTGCAAATGATACTTAGATGCAATATAATGCTCTGGAGGCTACGGGATCTCTCACTTAGGGAGAATTATCTGATCTTTATGTAAATGGCTCTCTTGACGCAGAAAAAGTTAAATAGGCTTATGCTGAAGCTGGAATTTCTGCTGATAGTATTAAACAATCAATGCAAACTGCGGCAGAACAAGCATCTTCTGCTCAAAAAGCTATTGAAGATGCTGATTATCAGTATGAAGTTGAATCTGCTGGATTAGATCAAGAAGAAACTGATAGATATGCAGCAAGAATCGCGGAAAGTCTTAAAGAATAGGATGAGGCTGCTGGAGATACTATTAAATCTATGGAAGAGTATGAGAAATTAGGAAGAGAAGCTGCTATCGCTAATTAGAAATTAGATAGAGGACTTAAGAATTTAAACGAAAATTTAGATGACTATAAAAAGAAATTAAAAGATAGTAATAAGGGGACTGCTGAATGGTCTGAAGCGATGGATGATTTAAAAACTGATTTGGCAGATATTGTGGGATTTGATGATCCAGATTTAATCACAGATGATTTCGCAGAAGCGACTTTAGAGTCTGAGGATTTAAAGGCAGCACTAGACGGTGATGTTGAGGCAATTTAGCGTTTATAGGCCGCAGCAGCGGATGATATGATGATAAACATTGTAGCAAATCAAAGTGACAATCCAGATGACATAGTTAGTAAATGGACTAATTTAAAAGCTTAGTTTGATGCTATACCAGATGTAAATGCTCCCGGAGTAAATTAGCAACCTTTAGAGACAGCTTTTAATGAGTTAATCGCTAAAGGAAATATGACAAAAGACCAAATTGAAGCTGCGTTAGCTGGTTTACACGTTTCCGCAAAAGTAGAAACTACCTATCATACACACAAATAGCAAGTTCCTTTAACCGTCACTGAAGAATATGTAGAGCTTGGAGACTCAATGGAGATCCCAATTTATAGTCAATAGACTGGAGAACAAATTGATTCAAGAACTGTATGGGGGACAAGAACTTACACAAAATCTTATACTGCAGGCTATTCAGAGGCGGATGTTGTGGTTCCTAGCTATAAAATTGTTGGCACAGAAGGAGAAGGCGGAGAAACTACATATTTTACAGAATCCCCTCCTCCAGCACCTTCCAGTGGAGTAACCACTTCTGGATTAGGTGATTCCGGAGGCGGAGGCGGCGGAGGCGGCGGAGGATCTACTCCCGAGCACTCTGCGAAAAATGCTTCTAAATATGAGCCTATTACAGATCGTTACGCCACAATCAAATCCTCTATTGATGAGGTTCAACGATCCGTTGATGCTCTAAGCGATGCACAAGATGACGCTTGGGGCGCAGCAAAAGTCCGTAATCTTCAAAAGATAAATTCTGAACTCCAAAAACAAGGCAGAAATCTACAACAGTTGCGCAAATTAAGTTTGGATTATTTAAAAACAGATAAACGAGATGCTCAAATCGCTGCAAAGGACTTAATTACTAACCTTACAAAAGAGGGTTTACCTGGACTAAATTTAGACCAAGTTCTCTTTAATGGAGAAGGTTTTGTAAGCAATCGTACTGAATTGACTGCTTAGTTAGATAATTATTTAAAATCGCTTTATGAACCTTACTATTAGGCAGCTATGGCTTATGATAGAGCAAATTCAACAAATGAGGCTGAATCTGAGAGAATTGATACCTTAAAGGAAAAATACGATGTTGCTAAAGCTTTTGTCGATGAGTTCTTGGCGGCTCTTGATTTAGTTGATGAAACAGCCCAAGAAGCTGCGGATGCCCTTGAACAATAGCTCGAAAATATTCGTGAATGGATGGCCAATAAAGTAGAGGAAGCCACTTATAAAATGGAATTTTAGATTGGAATAAATGAACGCGATATTTCTTTAATTGAACAAGCTATTGAACTTTGGGGCGATCTTGGAACGATGATGGGCAAAACTTTTGATTAGCTGGGCAAATAGCTGCGAGAAGAAACTGAGAATTTTAATTTAACTCTTGAGCATGGAAATAGAATGATTGAAATTATCAATAATATCAATCCTTCTAATGCCAATAGAGATTGGTTTATCAATGAATTTGGCGAAGAAGCCTGGAATAAATATATTACAGGCAACGGTGGTTTGCCAGCTGAAGTTCTTGAGGCTATGCAAGATGATGCGGATAGTATGATTGAGTATATGAACTCTATGTATGATATAGCTGAAGAAATGTTTGGACAGTATATTGAAGTATTGAATATGTATATGGATGAATTTGATAAGATAGCTGATAAAATTTCCGCTAATAACGATAGACTTGAGATGTTTGCTGAACTTCTTGAGTTTAGTGGAAAGAAATGGACTTCTGATGGTCGAGACGCTATTCGTTCTATTGCCGACGCAACTGTAGACAATGCTCAGCTTGAGGTTGAGCGTGCAGCGAGTGCCCTTGAATTGGCAAAACAAGGCGCTGAAGAAACTACTGCTCAGCTTGAAGAGTTCTATGCCGAGCATGGTAGAGATGCAGAAGGGTATAATGACACAGAAGCATTTGTTTATAATCAGTTAAAAGCAGCAAAAGATGAAGCCGATTAGCTGTTGGCTGATGCCTAGTCTGATATGACTTCCTCTATTCAGGATCTGGCTTCTGCGGCGGCAGATGCTATTGAAATGGTAGCCGAAGTTATTAAAGATGAAGTTGTTGAAAATCTTGGCGGCGATTTTGCTAGCTTTGATGATATGACTTCTATGTACGATCAACAATATGATCTTGATACTTTCTTCCTGAGAGATTTTGATAAAGAGTATCAGTTAAATAGTTTGTTAGGTGATATTGATGATTAGATGGAAAACATTACCGATCCTGGTAGGTTAAAAGAATATGAAGCTCTTATTGAAGAAATCAATGCTGCAAATCAAGAGGGTGTTGACCTTACATAGACTGACGTTGACTTGTTAAAGGCGAAATTTGAAATTCAAAAAGCACAAGATGCTTATGAAGAAGCTCAAAATGCCAAAAATACAATGCGTTTAGCCCGCGATGCTTCTGGTAACTGGAATTATGTATATTCTTCCGATTAGAGTGAAACCGATGACGCCGCACAAGCATTGGCAGACGCTCAATACAATTATGAAAAATTGCTCTGGGAAGCCAGCGATGAAGCATCTCAGTATTGGCTGCAGGCTCAACAAGAGTTCTTCCAATTCTAGGAGACTATCGACTGGGCACGTTATGAACATGATGCGGATTACAAGCGCATGATCGATCAGCAGTTAGCTTATTATCAACAAAAGACTGAACTTTATGCGAATCAGATTGTAAAATATAATGGGATGCTCGACGTGGCTTTTGAAGATACTACTCTTGGAGTAATAACTAACTGCAAAGACATGAATTCTGCTCAAGAATGGTATACTACTTAGCATACTAAGTATACTAATGACTTAAAACAAAATACCAAAGATTATTAGGGTTAGGTTGAAGAGACTTGCAATCAAATTGGAATTAAATACGATGAACTTGAAGAAACAGTAAAGACAGAGACCGAATTGATGGGTAAAGAAAATGACGCTCTTCGAGAGAAGATTAAGACCTTAAATACTGAGGGTAGCCGAGCACTATCTAAACTCGATGATAAAGTCCGTAACTTCCGTGAGAACTTCATTCAACACATGGAAGCCTGTCAAAGGAAATTAGAGGCTTTCTTAAAGACTCTAAAGTAGATGGAAAATGCTTCAATCAATGAAATGTACAATACTGGTTTTGATGCTGGCACTGACTATACTGCGGAAATTCATAACTACATTGGCCAAAAATTAGAAGAAGGTTACACGGAAGAATAGCTCTTAGCAGATGAGGGATTAAAGTCATTAGTAACTGAATTAAAAAATAAATTAGGTAGTGAAGAGCTGTATTATGCTGGACATGGAACAGTAAAAGACAGATGGGGCCAACAAGGTTGGGACTTTGTTGATAAATATTTATAGTCTGCTGTTGACGAAGCTATGGATTATTTCTTATCTGGTAATTTCGAAATTTGGGATACTGTTGATGAATGGGTACGAGATCATCCTAATTGGAGAGAATTGGCTCAGTAGAATTGGGGTAAGCCACCAGAGACAGCTACTGGCGGTTTAATTAGAACCCCTCAAATTCGTTCTGTGGCTGAAGATGGTGCAGAATTGATTTTAAATTCTGAAGATACCAAGAATATTCTTTCCGCGGTCGCTCATATGAGGGACATTGTAAGGATGAAGATGTCTAGCATCAATGGTACTCTTGGAAAGCAAACTTCTGGCGTTGTTAATAAGACAATCGTTAATAAGGATATTCAATAGGTCGAACAACAGGTGCATATTGATGCGACATTCCCGAACGTGTCCGTTGCCTCTGAAATCGAAGAAGCATTCTCCAACTTGGTGAACCAAGCTGTCCAGTATGTTTCTTAGAAAAACCATCAATAAGACAGAAAGGAGTAAAATATGTCAAAACTTGTTCAAGATTTCTTTGATGCGGTTAATACCATCGCTAAAGATGAGGTTAACGCATCAAGAAATGACTCTACTATTGACGGCGAGATAAAATCTGTTGTCAATGTTGATATCGGTCAATATAAAGTAGAGTACCAAGGCAATGTCTTTGACGCTTACTCATCTGATCCCCTTAGCGTGTACAAGGTTGGGGAACAAGTCTATGTGCTTGTTCCCCAAGGGGATTTTTCTAAGCGAAAAGTTATCCTTGGGCGTTCTGACTATAAGAACAATTCTACATTCCAAGATAGACAAGATATGACCAATTTTTATATCCAGAAAGGTCCTAACTGGATAACTGACTGGTATTAGCTTGGTCATGAATCTCCTCTTCAGATTTGCGCTGTGCCATACGATGGCAGAATGAATCTGGTTCATTCTACTTCTTATGAATCAGCTACTGAACAAGTAAATATTATTCGTCCTTAGTTCGAGGAAGCTGAAAAAGAATACCAAGCAAATCCCGGAGTTTTACAAATTGAACTGCGCTATTTAAGCCTTAAGAAATAGCTCGAAGATGCTTTAGCTCTTCAAGAATAGGCTCTAAACTCTTCCGCAACAACCGGGGCTAACTATTGGGATTTCGGCTTTTTGCGTGAGCAGTCACAAACAGAAGGCGGGGATGCCGTTAATCGTTATCCATAGAATTTTCCAGATGAAGAGACTTTGGAAAGAGCCGATCAAATGTTGTAGAGATATGGAGCAGCGTATGATGCTATTTCAATTTCAGCATCTTTTAGAACGGCTTTTCAAAATACTCATACTACTGGACAATATGCTTTAATTGTCGAATGCATTATTAATAATCCAAAGTATATCACAGATATTCGAGACCCAAACGCACATGATTATATGGGCGATGCTTGGTATGAAGCGATGCTCAACTGGTGGAATTTCCAGTAGGAAATTGATTGGACTAGATATAATTCTGGAGAAGACCCTGATTATGTGACTTCTGTTGATACTACATCTTAGGAATTGCAAAAAGCTATTGATCTGGTAATTCCTGACCAAAAACAATATAAAACAATCTCTTTTAAACTTGGTTTCAATGTCTTTACCGGTGCTCCATATTCATATGTTGCAGATACTCCGCAGAAGGCTTATTATACTATTGAAAAAGGTACACTTCAAGGATTAAGTCGCATTTATTTAGAGCAGGACGGTAATTTTGTTGCCGATATTACGCCTACTTATAATAATGATGGAACTATTTCTTGGGATGCCCAGCATTCTGTATTAGACCGAAACAATATCTTTTGTGATAATATTGATATTCGATTCTGCGAGAAGGTAAATCTTACAGACAATCTTTATTATCCTTGGATTGAAACTCCATATGGAGACTCTGTGTATGGTGCCAATACAGTTACTTCAGACATTAAAGGCCGCGGATTTGTTACTTTAGTTGCTCATCTTCAATATGGATATGAAGATATTCTTGATCCAAGTACTTGCACAGTACACTGGTTTGTTCAAGACCCCTCTGTAACTCAAGAATATGTGGAAAGAATGGGGTGGGAAAAAGATGCCCATAATAACACTTATTTTGATTATGGAGGAGATGGTTGGTATCCTATTGAGCTAATGATAAACAATAGCAAAGAAGGTAGTGGCAATTACGATATTGATTTTAATACCTTAGTCGTTCGTCGAGATGCCGTTTAGTTTAAGAACAAATACAAAGCGGTTATTGTTTATCGTGATATGTCAACAAATGAATAGCGAGAAATTACTCGTTGTTCCGTTGAACAGGAAATCGCTCGTCTTGACTCTATCTATGATCTTGAAATTATTCAAGAAACTGAATCAAATGGTAGAGATGTAACACTTCGCGTTATTAACCATAACAAGCCAGACAATAAAATCAATCCGGCGACGGGAGAGAATTATCCATATTGGTTTGGTACCTGGTGGTTAAAAACCCAGTCTGGAGCCTACTATTAGATCTCACAAGGCATTCAAGAAGGCAAAATTATTATCAATGATTTCTTGTTTGATGATGTAGCAACTTTTTATGTTCAAGCATATGACCCCGAGATTATCGACCCAAAACATGAGCATAAAGCTACTGCATAGTGCTCAGTAATTGCCGTTCTTGAAAAGACGATTATTACTGCAACTGATGGAGATTTATTAGTCGATTGGGTAGGTCGAGATACCTTTAATTATGACGCTTTAGGTACGATTCGAGGAGAAGCTGATAAATAGGACAATACCTTAATCCCCGTATTGCGCTGGGCGGATGGCAATATCACTGATTACCATTTTACAATTTTGGCGCCAGATGGAACTCCTTTAAGTAATAAAGAGTTCTATGATAAAACTAGCACTACTTAGGCTGGTAACGGATTTAATTGGGTTGATAGCTCAGGAAATCCGATGTGTATGCTTAAAAATATGTGGTGCGATTAGTTAAACGGCACTATTCACTTCCAACTTTAGTCACAATATGTTGAAGATAGAGCAACAGCTGATAGAAATACTTTTAAAATCAGAGTAAATCTTCTTGATGGAACTTATTTCGATCTCACAAAGACTATTCGTATTTTAAAAGACGGTGACCAAGGGACGATCGGTAATGATTGGTCTGCTCCTATTCGTCCATGTAACTGGAAATACAGTGAGGATAAAGAAGAAGGCCCATACATTGAGGAATTAGATTATCCTGCGGTTTTGATTGTTAATAAAACTGCTGACGGAGAATGGGTTCAGAATAAAAATTTCCGAGTATTTTTAAGACCATTTGTTTATAAAAATGGTATCGCCTTGGAAAATCTTGACCCCTTTGAGGGATATTTCTGTAAGGTATATTGGGATGTACGTATGCCTGGTAGCGTAGCCGCAGCAGATGTTAAATATGCGTCTTGGTTGCGTTTGCACCATACCGATGGAGTACCTTCTGATATTGACAATCCTGGAGAACCTTATGGGCGTGATAAATCTTGGTATGAGACAGGTAATATTTAGTTGAACGGCGGCGCTGGAGACATCGCCCACTCTACTTGGGATTCTAAAGTAAATGAACGTGAGCAACAGCCGGATGGTCTGGTTGCTTTTACAATGTATCCTCGTCGTCAATACGAGGCAGAAGAAAATGAACAAAGCAATGCCAGTCATTTTGCGACTGAAAATTATGGCGCCCTTGAAGTAAGATTCTTTGATAATGCAAAAAATGGTACAAAAGCCGACCTTGAGCGTTGTATGTATCGCTTCATTGTTAAAGCACAAGTAGATATTATGAAGGGTCAATATGATCAGTAGACAAAGATGATTGAGACAGACGGCGATATTGAACGTATTGCTTCTATAACATCCTTTTGGCCCATTGATATTCTTTTTAATGAATCTGATATTATTTGGGATAGCACTGAAGCCGAATGGGTAGAGTGGAATGGTCCCATTAAGAAAATTGCAACGAATTGGCCACGCTTTGTTGAGTATAATGCATAGGGTTATGATCCAAAGAATCTTTCTCAACCTCTTTATTTTAAATTCGGTAATTTATTAGCAGAAGAAAAAATCAATTATAAAGCATACAACCTAACTCCATTAACTTAGACTATTGAACTAGTAAGAAACGATGTCACTCAGACAGATGAGCAATATTACAGAGCTAAGCAACATTTGAATTTAAGTGAGGGCTTTCATGGAGCTTTAGAGATTGATTTGACTGGCGGAGAAGGCCCATTTAAGAAGGGTCGATATATCCGAAATCAAGTAATGTATCTCAATGCTTATGGTAATGTTGATATCAATGGCTGGGATGGCCAAGGCATTGATATGAATGAAGAAGATGGAACTATCTTTGCGAACACCATAGGCGCGGGATATAAAACACCACAAACAAATTTGTTCACTGGCGTTCTAATGGGTGTTGACCGCTCTCAAAAGAAGAAAGATATTAAGGGATATGATCTTGACGAAGAGGCTTTGAAATATCGCCAATATATGACTGGTATTTTTGGCTATTAGGATGGTATTTCTTCTTTTGGTATTCTTGAAAACGGCACCGCTTATTTTGGGCGTGCGGATCGTGGTGGCCGCATCATTATCGACGGTACAAACGCTACAATTTATGGCGGAGGCAATGGTATTATGGATTCTCCGAGTATTGGAGACCCGATGTGGAATACCATGCGTCTTACTCTCGCCGATTTAAACCATACTACTTCACAATATGGTAAGAATATTGATGGTTATTACCATTACAACTTGAACGGGGAATACTTCTACTGGGATGAGGCCTCCGGCAAATACCGTAAACTTGAAGGACTTGGAGACGAGCCTTTATTCATGGGGATTAAAAATGAAGTTCCAAGTTTGAAATATATTGATCAGCTTCTTGAGATGCCTCAGTATAAGGATAAGATGGAAGCTATCACGACAATTTGGGAAATTGATTATACTCAGGTTTCTGCAGATGAATATCAATAGATTGTTGATTGGGGCTATGAACAGGCTTAGGAAATTGGTGATGCTTTGGCTAAGTATTTTACTCTTCAAGAAAATGGTAGTTACTTATTAACTGGCGACCCAGAGAAAACTGATATTGGTTTTATGACCCAAGGCTTTGATGGAAAATACTTTGAGCTTGATGCTGGTAATAAAGAGATTCCTAAAAGCGCACTTCCTCGATGGTATGGACATCTTTGGCAAAGGGCTTATGTAAAGCCTGATGGAGCAGTACCATATTGGTTGGACGCCCTTGCTCAAGGTAGCGGTTCAGATGGATGGAAAAATCTTAACAAGTATCTGGATTAGGATGTTATAGATTAGCTAGATCCAGAATTAGGACTTGGGTATAATCCTGATGGTTAGAATTTTAGAATTAACTATTTTGGTCCTATTACAATGCCAGATCCCAATGATACTTCACATTTAATTTATGTAAACGAAGATTATGACCCAAAGGATCCTGATACTTGGGACGAGAGCGTATTCCAAGGCCTTGAAGACTATGTAAACGCTAATGCAGTGTTTGGTCCATTATTCAGAGCAAAAGCTGAAACCGATGATATTAAAGGGCAAAATCCTTCAGTTTTAAAATCTCAACAGTTGTCTGGATTTGGCCCTTCAAGAGCTTCTACCACACCTGCTATTGAAATTGGCCAGCATTTACATGGATTAATGCCAGGTCTTATTGACTGGGATATGTATGAGGATGTTTTCCGTACTCTTGCAATTCCTGGTGATAGAAACTTCCTTGTAACTTACGATGGTACTCTTTGGGCAATGAACGGCGTCTTTATGGGAGCAGTTATTGGTTCCAATATCATCGGTGGTCGTATTCAAGGTGCTGAGATTGGCATCGGCGGCAAGATGGAAAAAGACCAAATGATTTGGACTCTTGACCCTCGTGTTACTGATGAAGCCAACAGAAAATGTCGTTATGAAGATCTGATTCCGCCAAGAGACATTAAGGTTAAACTTAGTGAGTTAATGCCTTATACTGGTGAGCAGCCTCGTGCTTTCTATGTTTCCTACGATGGATCTGTTTATGCTCAAAGATTATTTATCTATGGTGGTTCTATTGATATTGGCCGATTCCATATTTTAGGAAATATGCGGGATCCCGATACTGGCGATATAGTAGAAAATGATAGTGATGATTATGGGCATCTTGTATAGGCGGCGGAAAGTGATTTCATTGGTGTAACTCACTTTTATGGTAATGTTGGTATTGGCCCTTGTCTTGGTAAAAACGATTTTACTGAAGAGTTTGGCTCATCTAAGGGTAATCTCTTCCAATCTCGTGGTTATGTGGCTCTTGGTATTCCAGTATTTGAAGGTGAAAATGCTCGAGTACATAATTAGTTTATTATTAGGATGAGAGATTCTAAGAAGGCTATGGGCGTTATTGATGATGTTGACTTTTATAGAGCTACAGATTATGATATCGGCCGCCCGGGGATTGGTGAGTCTGGCCATGATAATGTGGAACAATCTGCAATGTTCGGCCTGGATTCTGCTACTCGTCAAATTCCTTAGTCAGTTTAGGATGACGGATTTTTCCAAGGACATTTTTGGCCAATGCACTTTCATTTTGGTGGTTCATTAAAAATAAATAATGCCGCAAGCAAAGAAGATTAGAGTTCAATGACAAATGCTTACTTTACCACAATGGATATTTTCCAAAGTAAAGGCGCTACTGTTACAACTGGTACAGGAAATGACTTCTTGGATGGTAACAACTATTTCCGCGTAGGTCCATATGGTACTGAAGCTATTTAGATTTACATTAGAAAACGATTTTAGAGTCAAGACTCTTCTGAACTTCCTGCTCCTCGAAACGGTGAAGTAACTGATGTTGCAGATCCTGAAGGCCCAGACCAATATCTCGGTTGGATTGGTTTGACAAATCGTGCTGGTTATGGCAGTTCTAGCGGAGAGGGTATTACTCAGTTTACTGTTGGTATCAATACATGGTATACTGCACCAATTATCTTTAGTTCTGATGGTGAATCTGCTTGGTTAACTCGTGGTCATATCCACTTTTTAACTCAGTTTTATGGAAATTGCGCTGGACAAAATTAGACTTGGGGTTATGATGAAGGTCAGGTAGGCGGCTGTAATTATGGTGTCTATTTAAACATGGGTGGTAAATATAACTATGGCACACCTGATAGAGTAAAATCTAATGACTCGGCTAACAACGATTTCACGGTAAAGACCTCTCATGGCCGAATTAGACTTTCTATTGACTCCCGCGAACAAGAATCTGGTGGCTTCCCCGATCCATGGACAGCAGCCACGGCAATTCCTGGAATCGCCAGTGCAGGCGGCATTGAAATTGATCCCTATAATGCCAATGCTAAACGTCCTGGTTTGTGGATTTGGCTCGGTTATCCAGGTTCAGCAGCTTATCACGGCAAGAGTCCACAAGAGAATGATGAAGAAATTCATATTGTTCATAAAGGTAGTAATATTACTGGGGATTGTAAAACTGCTACTGGTATGCCAGAAATCTTAATTGATAAAGAAAACATTTATATGTATGCTCCTAAAAAGATTTTGATGAAATATGGTAAAACAGATTATAGTGCTCATATGTTAAAGGATGCAAATGCTGCCGGTGAAGCAGCCTCTGACGAACCTGCAATTATCGAAGGTAGTGAAGAGAATGTTTAGATTACTCACGAGAAAGAATTACATATCTATATTAACCAAGATAATTTAACAGGAAGTTCTGAGATTGCTATGTATCAAAACAAAATGGATATCACTGCTTCTAAATTGACTCTTTCTGGTGATGGTGGTTCTCCTCACGGCATTGCTAATGCAATGGTATTAAGTCCGGGTAGAGTTGATATGAGTGGATCTTACGCTATTCCAGATAATCAATACCATATTTATGCTCGTTTCGGATAATAAAGAAAGGCACCCGTATCATACGGGTGCCTTTTTATTTTTTATATAAGAGAGAGCTAATTCGGTCAATTCCGACCTTGCGATTTTGTTAGGCATTTTCCAGTAAAGATAGTTGTTTACAACTTGACTCGGTGTCGTTTTAGAAGTAGCTTTTCGCGGCTTCCAAAACTTATCTCCATACCTACCGAGCATAATTTCGCCTATCTCGCTATAAATGATGCCCATATCAACCATACTAAGTAAGTCTTTCTCCATAGGACTTAAATATCGGTCGACACAATCCATTGACCATACATTCCAAAGGTGAGAATATGACCCAAGTGCTTTTCCTCCGCGGGAAGCTCTTTCGCTATCTCTTAGATTAGGTTCTTTTAGAATAAATCGCCAAACTTTAATCCAAGAATCTGGGAGTTTAATCCCGAATAATGACCTTTGACGTTTTATTTTCTGCCATTGGGCTTGGGTTAGACCTTTAACCCATTCTTCTGGTATCTAATCTATTGTTTGTAAGCACATATTTGCAGAGGCTTTGGAGTCGCTTGTTGGCGTTACGAGTTGGTCGATTTGCCATTGCTCAAGGCCATCATAGGCGACAATCTTAGGGTCATCGCACATAAGGGCAATCTCACCATTGCCGCTAATGACTGGATTCATAAAGGACTCCTTTCTTTATTTTCTAACTATATTATAGCATAAAAATTTTTTTATTGCAACTTATTTTATTTAAGGTATTATAAAATAATTTTTATTTTGAACGATGAAGCAAAACCCAAGGCCATAGGGATCTATAAAGGATTTGCCTCGTCGGAGCAAAAGGATATTATAAAGGAGACATTCATATGAAAATTGACTTTAACGCGGTACGCGATTTGTACCGCCCAAACCAGCAAGCTGTTTCCAAAGGTAATGGAAAATATTTCTGTACTTGCTGTAAAAAGACTTTAGACGAGAAGCAATTCTTTAAGACCTCTCGTACAGACAAGCATCCTACTGGAGTGCTTCCAGAGTGTAAAACTTGTCTGGCAATGAGGGTCGATGACACTGACCCTATGACCTTTTTACCAATCCTTAAAGAAGTTGATGTGCCATATATCCCAAGCGAATGGCGCAAACTTCTCATGAAGAAAAGCGCGAAAGCTGGATCTATTGTCGGTAAGTACATCAGTATGATGCACTTGAACCAATATAAGAAATATCGTTGGGCAGACTCTGAAGCCAAAACCAAAGAGGAAACTGAATCTTTGCTCGCCGCCATGCGCCAAGAAACAGATAGTGAAAGTGAAGCAGAAGCCAAGGTTGAAGAAATGCTAAACTTTGGTGACATCGCACCTCAAAAACCAGCTCAGGCTATGGTTACTGCACCAGATATGTCCGCGCTTTACGGCTTAACGCCCGAAACTTCAAAGTATAATCTGACTCAGGAAGAAATCAATGAGTTGAAAGTAAACTGGGGCGAAGATTATACTGAGGATCAATACCTTTATATGGAGCAAATGCTTCAAGATATGATGGAATCTTATGTTATCCAGGATCCCATCGCCATTTCAAATGCTCGTATGATTTGTAAGATGACTATGAAAATGAACAAATACGTCGATATTGATGATGTGGCTTCTGCATCTCAAATCGGCCGTCAGCTTGATATGTTTATTAAGTCTGCAAATTTGGCGCCTGTTCAGCAAAAAGACCGTCAGCATACCACTTTTGCTATTTCACAGTTGGCCTTCTTGGTTGAACGTGAGGGCGGTTTTATTCCAGAGTTCTATGTCGATCAGCCTAATGATAAGATTGATTAGGTATTGAGAGATATGCAAGAATATACTGAGTACTTGGTACGCGGTGAATCCAATATCGCTGAAATGGTAGAGAATACCGAAGCAATTTTGGCACAAGATCCGCTTCCAAATGCGGTCGAAGATTATGACGATTTCGCAGCTCTCGAGCGCGAATTGCTGGGTGATATTGCTGATATTGAGGAGGGACAAGGTAATGCCACTACCGATTAAGAAGAATAACCAAAACAATCTTCTTACTCGCGTAGTTAGCAAACAAGAAATCCTTGATAATATCGAAGAATATCGAAAAGCAATATCATTCTATCGAGCTTATCCAGATAAACTTGTTGATATGTATATTCAGGCGTCTGGAGAAGATTGTACTTTCAAATTATTCCCATACCAGCGAATCTTCTTGCGCGCAATGGCAAGATACAAGGATGTATTCTTAACATTTAGTCGTGGTACTTCAAAGTCTTTTATTGACGACCTTTGGAATATGTTGGAGTGTATTCTGTATCCCAACACTAAACTGGCTATTGCCGCTACTACAAAGGGTCAGTCAGCGGCCATTTTGGAGTCCAAAGTTTCAGAAATTCTTACTTTGTTGCCAATCTTGCGCTTTGAGATTAGAAAAACAGAGAAGGTTAAAGACCAGTTCACCATTTACTTTAAGAATGGTTCTCAAATGAGCAACCTCGCCGCTAAGCAATCTTCTCGTGGTCTGCGTTTCACTGGCTTGACTCTTGAGGAGATTATTGAGGGCGATCCCGATATTATTCAGGAAGTTATTATCCCTACGCTTGCCATTCAGCGTCGTGCAGCAAATGGTGAATTTAATAAAGCTGAGACTATCTCTCAGCAGAAAATTTGTGTTACAACTGCTGGATTTAAGGATACTTATGCCTACCATACTCTGATTAGAACACTATTGCGTTAGTTGACAGAGCCAAATAAAGCGATTGTACTGGGTGGTTCTTATAAAATCCCTATTATCGCAGGATTGCAGAATATGGACTTTATTCGTCAGTAGAAGATGAGCGGCACATTCAATCCTACTTCTTTTGGCCGTGAGTATTTGAGCCGCTGGTCCAGTGGCTCTGAAAATGCTTACTTCGCGGCGGAAACATTTGATAAATACCGCTCTCTTCAAGAGCCAGTATTTGAAAGAGAAAAGAACCTTGGCAAAGGTGTAGATTATGTATTTGGCATTGACGTTGGTCGTTTCTCTGACCAATCGGAAGTTTGTGTGTGGAAATATATCCCACAAACAGGAACTACCTCTACAAAGCATCTTGTCAATATCTACTCTTTCGAGCAAATGCACTTCGCCGAGCAAGCGATTGAAATTAAACTACTCTATGAAAAATATCATCCAAGAGCAGTCGTCATCGACGGCGCGGGCGTTGGCGCCGGCCTAATTGACGAATTGATTAAATCTCAAGTAGATGTGCGCACTAATCAGTTTTTGCGGCCTTGGGGTGTAGCCAATGATGATAAAGGCTACTACAATCAATTTAAGAGCGCAGATATGATTCCAAATCTACTCTATATCATTAAGGCAAATGCTCCGTTCAATACAGAGATGTACGCCAATTTGCAGACACAGTTGACCACTGGTAAATTGCGTTTCCTTATTGATGAACGTCAGGCCAAGATGAAGATGGATGCCAGCCGCGCTTTGAAGTTCAAAGATATGACCGAAGACGATAAAGCAAACTGGATTGTACCATTTATGCAAACATCTATTTTGAAAGATTAGATGATTAACTTGGAAGAGAAGCATGAAGGTGTAAATATTATTCTTGACCGTACAAATAAGAACATCAAAAAGGATAAAGTGTCAGCTATGGGCTATGCTCTTTGGTATATTAAAGTAGAGATTGATGACCGCGCTTTAATGCGTCAAGCAATCTCTTGGGACCAGGCTATGAAAATTGCTGGTCGCCGAGATGGATAGAAGTCTATGCGTTCTCGTATTACTTTAAAGGGTAATGGACAGTACACTTCCAATCTACGAAAGAGAAAGAAATAATTTTATTTTTGATGTTATAAAATGCTTTATATAATAAAGCGATGACAAGGAGGAACATAAATGCCTTGGCAAGAAAATGACCATCCTTCCATCATGGAGCGAAAGGCAGCTATGCTTCTTGATTAGGGAGACATTTTGTATGTTACAGAATTTTCTTTCCCTGATTTGAAATCAGACCGAGGCATCCCGCTGCGCTTTGATTTTGCTATTTTTGAATCTCCAGAAGATATGGAAAAAGAAAGACCAAAGTTTCTTTTAGAGATGCAAGGAGAATAGCATTATAAGCAGAAGTTCCAGACTAAGGAAGGTTTTGCAAGACAGTAGGCTAACGATAAGAGAAAGCGTTCCTACTGCGCGGTTAAAGGTTATACTTTAGTCGCAATTCCGTACACTGAGTACAATTCAATGACACTTGACTCCATTTTGGAGTAGGGTAAATACTTTGATTGAGAAAGGAGGGCAATATGGATAAGCCTATGTTTAAGCGCGTCAATGCTCCGCGCCCACCAATGGACTTTGGTTTGTTAAAAGTCCGTAAAATGACTATTAAACCGGCTGAGGCTATTATTTATAAAGAGGATAGCAAGGGCCGCAATTCTGTTGACTGGACTCGACAGACACATGACAAAATGATTGAGACAACTAAGGGCACAGATTTGAAGCAAATTCGTTCTCTGTCAAAGTATTTCTTCCAAACCAATGGTGTCTATGCTCGTGCTGTTCGTTATTTAGCAGATATTTATAAATATGATTTTCTGCTTTATCCAAATCTCGATCTTGACTTAGAGATGACAGATGAGTTTAGCGACAAGATTCTGAAAAAATTCAATGTGCTGCTTGAGCACTTTGATAATTCGGCGATTCAGTTAATGTGTCGTAAATGGGCGAATGCGGTTTGTATTGAGGGCTGTTATTATGGTTACATTTGTGATGATGTAAACGATAAACTTGTTGTCCAAGATTTGCCTGTCGACTTTTGTCGTTCCCGTTTTCTTTATAAGGGAATGCCTCTTGTGGAGTTTAATGTTCAATACTTTGATAAAGTAACTTCTGATCAAAAGTATAGAGAGAAACTCCTTGGCCTTTTCCCTGAAGAGTTCCAAGCTGGGTATCGTAAATACAAAGCTGGTAAACTTCCTGCTGAAGAGCAAGGTGATGATGCTGGCTGGATTTTGCTGGATATGAACCGTTCATTTAAGTTCAACTTTAATGATGAGGATATTCCGCCTTTCCTATATGCGATTCCTGATATTATTGGACTTGATGAAGTAGAAGATCTTGAGAAAGAAAAGCTGCTTCAGCAAATCCAAAAGATTTTGATTCAGAAATTTGAACTTGACCAGAATGGCCAAATTCCATTTACTATGAAAGAACTTCAACAGTTAAACCAAAATGCCGTAGATATGGTTGGAGACGCTGTCGGAGTAAGCGTATTGTCTACTGTTGCAGAAGTCTCTCTTGAAGATTTAGCAACAAGTAGTGGTACTGAATCTCAAAATAACCTCGAAGCCGCTCAAAATAGCGTTTATAATGCCCTTGGTATTTCAGCCAATTTGTTTAATACCGATGGCAACCTTGCTCTTGAAAAGTCGATCATTATTGACGAGGCCTATATTAAGCCTTTGCTCCTGCAATTTGAGCAATTCTTTAACCGCTATCTTGAGTGGAAGTTTAATAAGAAAGATTTGAAGTTCCGCATGAAGATGCTGCTCACTTCTATCTTTAATTCTTCTGATATGTCCAGTAAGTATGAGAATCTTACAAAGATCGGCTTCAGCCGCTTCCTGCCAATGGTTGCCCTTGGACATACTCAGAAAGAGGTTATCTCTATGGCAAAACTCGAACAGCAGATTATGCAGCTTGATGCTTATATGCTGCCTCCATTTAGCTCCAATACTATGTCTTCTGATACTTGGAGTGATATTAAGGCGCAACAGCAGCAAATTCTCTCTGGTGGTAAAGTTACACCCGTTGGAGGTCAAGCCGATACTGCACGTTCTGGTTCTGTAACTTCAGATTCTAATGGTGGCGCTGGCCGTCCGCAACTACCAAATGATAAGAAATCTGATAAAACTATTGCAAATTAGGCGGCACAAAACTGATAAAAAGGAGAAATAAACATGGCAACTATTAAGAAAACTCTCACTACCAATGAATTGCAGAATACTGCAAATGCCCTCTTTTCTGCTTGGGAGGCTAATAAGAATGAGACAAAACTTCAAGTAGTGCAGATGTACAATTTAATTAAGTTAAAAAAGACTTTACAAGAAGAGGCAATTAAATTGTCTGAAACAGTAACTACTCTGGCTGAACAAGTCGGTGGAGAGCGTTTGCCAAATGGCAGTTTAAAAATTCCAGATGATAAAATTGATGAAGTAAATGAGGCACTTGGCCAATTATCTGATGAGACTATCGAAATTGAGTATACTCCTATTCAGGTAACTAATGAAGATTCCCTTCCTATTGCAATTCTTGAGCCTTTGATGGAGTTTATTGAAGTTGTTGAATAATCACAGTTAAGGAGGAGAATTATGGCGACATTATATCCTCCCGTTCTTGAAGCAAAAGCGTAGGCTATCCCTTACACCGAAGTTGCTGGTTTAGACAACTACTATAATATTGAATTTAAAATGCCCGATGTCAATCCCATTGAGGACATCGGGCATATTCAAGTATCTATCAAGTATTAGTCTACCAATGAAGCGGCAGTTAATAGGGATAGATCACCCGATGGAAATGTATTATATTTTAATCGAGAGGAATCTCATAATTATTTCCATAGAAAGGATAGTGGAAACTATGAGATTTCAATTCCTTACTTTTGCTTTGATGGCGGGCGCCCACAACAGGGAACTACTTACTGTGTACAAGTAAGATTTGGTAATGATGTCCTGTGGACAACAGGCTCCGGTATTAGCGACCGCGATTTTGGTGGATTTGCTGCCTGGCGTGCGCGTTCAACAAGTGCGATACCTTCATGGTTTGGGGAATGGTCTAATGTCCAGACAGTGTATTGCTATGGGTCAGCGGCGGTTTCTTTAACTGCAAATTACAATGATTTTATTCCAGAATTGGAATATCGCTATGCTCCAGTTCTGGATGATCCTTTGGAATAGATTAAAATTGTATACGAATATGCTGATTTGTATGGTTCTACTTTTAATACTTTGGTATTTAATGGATAGCGTCAGCAGGATGGAGTTTATACTTTAAAAGTAAAACTGCCCATCGCTCCAGTTCAAAGAATATTAGTTTCATTAGAAGCTATTACCAAAAACAATACGATTCGTGGCCGAACTCTTACTATTGTACCTTTAAAGTACAGTAAAGTTTTTCCAGTATTAAAATCCGAAGATCCTGATACTGGAGAACGTATTCCTTTGATTGAAGAAGCAAAATTATATGGAGAGGAAAATGAGGATGGCTGTTTGGCGAAAACCGTATCTATCCCAGAACTTCCAAAAAAGCCAGATGGTACTGTAATTCCCGATGACCCAGAAGTATATTAGGAAGGGAGCACTTTGTCAATTTATCGAGCAAATATTTACTCTTTAGAAACTATTAAGGTTATCGAAGGATTAGATGCTGCTCGTGGAGCGAAGACTACTTTTAGAGACTATTCTGTAGAAATGGGAGAAGAGTATCAATATATTGCAGTATTGAAGGATGCTGACGGCATTGCATATGCTTTAGTTGAAGATATTTATGATTGGGGCTACGATAATCCCGGTTATGGTCGACTAATGCACATGGATTCCGTTTTCTTAACTACTCGTAATCATTAGTTGCGTTTACAAGGAAATGTAAATATTACTGCTTTTAAACGCAATACTCAGGATTAGTTTCAAACGACTTTAGGCTCTCAATTTCCATTTTATCAAAGAAGTGCGAAAACAAATTATAGGACTTTTACTCTTAGTGGATTAGTAACGGCAAACCATGATCCTACAGGCTCTTTTTTACGCAATGACAATGAAAATGGATTATGGTGGGATGATGATAATGGTTCTCGACTGGTAATCTTGAATAAAGATCTTTATTCAATAAAACAATTTTCTATTTCTCGTGCAAGAATGAGAGACTTTTTGCAAAAGAATGATAAATTAGCGGCCTTGGATGAAGTTAATAGAGATGAAATTTTTGAAACTGAAGATTTTAATTAGGATTACTATGGCGACCAATTCGGACCAATGACAGTATTTGATGACTATTTGCATCGCAATATTATACGGTCAGGGTCTACCGAAAAAACTGATGAGAATATTTATTTTGAAAGAAAATTCAGAGATTTCGTAATGCTTTGGCTTGCCGATGGAAAACCAAAGCTCTTTAGGTCTGAAACTGAAGGTAATATGATTGTAATGATTTCAGGAGCATCTTTTACTCCTCAAGATAAATCTAATAGAATGGTATATAATTTAAGTTGTACTGTTACGGAAATCGCTGAATATAACCTTGAAAACCTAATCAATTATAATCTAATGCCTTTTGTTTTTTAGACTTAGTTAATTACAGGACTGCCTCGAAATCTTACATTTGGATCAGTAGTTGATAAACAAGATTATTTGGCTATTATTGGTTTTGATAGGACTTTGGAGCCTTATTTTACATTAGATTAGAGCACTGGTACTTATATCGTAAATAACAATGCAGATTTGGAGAAATTAAATAATGTAATAAATTAGGTTAATGAATATACCTATGTTCGCGGCGATCTTGACCCCGCCGTTTATGATGGATTGATTTATCAATATAATAAAATCTATAATATTCCAGACTCTTTGGCTGGAACTCCTATAAAACCAATTTAGACAATAGCCGCGGTTAAGGGCGGAAGTGGAGACTATAATTTCAGTGTAGTATCTCCTACTTATTTACCTTCTGGATTAATTTTAAACCCTAATACTGGTGAAATTAGTGGCACCCCTGTTTCAACATCTGTAGATCCCATCTCGTCTCATCAAGTTACTTTATAGGTTTATGATAATGTTACAAAAGAGTTTGCTCAAATGACAATTACCGCTGGTATTATTTATCCTCAGTTGACTTTTAAAGAGATTGGTGTTTCTATTGCTGAAGAAAAGGTGGGGACTAATATCACCCCTATCAACTTATCTAGTTATGTTAGCGGCGGTTTAAAATTCAGTTATACTGAAACGGGAAGCGATTTTGATTATATCTGGAGTGCAGAAAATCTTCCAAAAGGTTTTACCATCAATAATTACGGAGTAATCACCGGCGCATATACTGAAGTGGTTGAACCTGGAGAAGCGGTTATCCAAGTGGTAGATGCTGCCGGACAAGTGGCTACTAAAGCTCTTCAATTTGGACAAGGTTATTTCCCAATTTATTTCTACCCAAGTATTAACTTTAATGTTGGATATTCAGAATAGGGAGTTCCGATTAAAGAAGTAGATGTATCTTCTGGGGTAAGTGGTGGCAAACAAAATATTACGCCAGAATACCCGCATGGATATAAATTTAGCGCAGAGGGATTACCTGCTGGTATTACTATTGACCCAGGGACTGGAATCATATCTGGCTCTCCATTAAATTAGGGAAATGCCGTTACTGCAACGATTACAGCTACAGATTTTGATACTCCAACGCCATCATCTGCGAGTATTACAATTTTAGTTTAGGCGCAACTTGAAAAATTTGAGTTTCTTGATGTTACTCATAGATTGGATATAGACCCAGGAGGGGATGATCCCTCTGGTGGGGCTGGAGCTTTGGCCCCTATGCAGATTGGAACAGTTATTGATCCTATCCAAGTTTATGTTCAAGGCGATCCTGATAAAGATGATCCTGATGAAGTAATCACATACGATATGGCTGAAGTTCGTGGCGGTTTGAGATATGTTGATCGTCCCTATTATCGTTTTTCTGCTGAGTACCTCTTGCCTGATTTTACTATCAACAATTACGGTAAAATCTCAGGCAGAGCGTAGGTAGCTTCAGAACAGAGAGTTGGTATTCTTAAGGTTTTTGATGCTCGTGGAGAAATGAGATATGTCAATATCAATATTGCTCCTATCTCTGCTCAATTAACTTTTGATCCTAGCGAAGATTATCGCTTATTCGATACCTTTGTATATTCAAATAACGGAAACTATTATGTCCGTATTCCTTTAAGTGATATTAAAAATGGTAAAGCGCCATTTAAATTCACTTTTAGAGATTTACCTTCTGGTATTGAGGGACGTATCGAGCAAAATCCAGATACCTTAGAAGAATACATTGAGATTGGTCCTCCTGATGGAGCAACTCAATGGCCAACTGCGCCAATGTCTGCTGGATATATAACCATTGAAGTTGAGGATACTCCAGCGAACGCGGAAGATTTGCCAGAGAAAATTCAAATTAAGATTCCAAGAGGAGTTATTGTCCCTGAGCTTAAATGGAATTAGCAAATTACCACTCTTCCTTCCTTGAGTGATGGTCAACAAAAGAAGATTTATTTCTCTGGAGTAACAGGAGGTATTTATCCCTATACCGTTACAGTAATATCTGGAGACCTTTCTCCATGGATTATCCGACAAACTGAAGGCGCGGAACAAGACCCAAATATGTTCTATTTTGAAGGCACAGGTAATGGAGCTACAGCAGGAGGTTCTGTTGAAGTTCAAATTACAGACGCCTCAGGTCAAAGCAAAAGAGTAGTATTCGATAAAGGAGAAACTTTTGACAAGTTGACCTTTAGTTTGAAAAACTCCTTTGGAAATTATGACTTATTAGCAGGAATTTCATAGGTACCAGGTAAAAAGTCGTCTATTCCTGTTATTAGCGGTAATGGCGGATAGCCACCCTATACTTATGAAGTTATTACATCTTCAGTCAATGAAATCGTCCCAGGGCTAAGAATTGATTCTTCGGCGGGCACTATTTCTGGTATACCAACTGAAATCGCAAATCCTGCTGATATGACCGCTCGTTTTAGAATTAAGGATAACACTGGTAGTTATGGTTCTTGGGATGGCGTAGAACAATGGTTCTCTCCGATGGTAACAAATATCGTTGAGCCAGCGGATGGTATTACATCTCCTTATGCTGAACGAAATCTTAAAATTCAAGAATGGTATAGCAAAAGATTTTTCAAAACAAATAGTAACCGAAAAATTATTTATACAATGACGGGCACTTTGCCAACTGGCTTAAGTTTTAACAATGGAGTGATCAGTGGTACCGTTACTGCTATTGGAGAAGAAAAGCGCGTAGTGTTAACAGCTACTGTTCCAGCAGATGACTTTAATCCCACTGATTAGGTTACTACTATTGAAGTAATCTTCCCCGCAATTGCAGGATATTTGAATTATGTAGTAGTACCCGCAAATCTGCGCTTGGTTCTGCAACAAGGCGTTGCAATGCCTTAGACTAGTGTTTCAGACGGACTTTCTGGTGGTGTAGCCCCATATACCTGGAGTATTAGTGGAGGTCCAGTAGGAGTAAGGATCGAATGGGATACTTTAGATACTTCTAAGGCTTATTTAGTAGGAACTCCTACTGAATTAGGAAGCAGCGGCAGTATTACTGTAACGGTAACTGACGGAGCGAAGTAGACAGCGAGTATCTCTTTCAACTGGGTTGTTTATGAGCCTCTCATTTTCCCAGATAGCCCAGCTTTAGATATTCCTCCACAGTAGGCATGGACAGAAATTGAAGCTATTGATATTCCAAAAACAGTACAAATCACGGGTGGATCTGGAGATTTTGTATTTAGTGCAGATGCTAACATTTCTCCTTATTTTTGTAGTGCTTCTGGTCTAATCTACGGTAATTCTCAATCAAAGTCTTAGCCTGCTAGAAATTGTGTGATTACGGTAGAAGATAGAGTTACCGGATTAACGGCGCAAGTCACCATAAACGTAGGCGAAATCACTGGAGCAATGAGCTATGATGGAAATCCTTCTATTCCAGCAGGAACTATTAGCACAGCTATTCCACAAATTGATTTGAAGAAAGATATTACTGGCGGCGGGACACCGATCTTTACTTTAATTTCAGTTCCTGATGGATGGCTTCCAAATTCTGTAAAAGTAGACTCTTCTACTGGTATTGTAACTGGTACTCGTCCCGCAACAAACGCAATGGCCGGAGAGGTTGTAGTTAGTGTCGCAGATTCTGCTAGTCCAACTACTTAGATTACAATTCGGATTCCAGCGGGAGCCGTTAGCGGAGAAGCATTAACTTATACTCCAGATGCTACGGCAAGAGCAATTCCAGATGGAAGAGTAAATACAGGTGGCACAGTGAATATTAAGCCCGGCTTTACTGGCTTAGCTGCTCCTGCATTTACCATTACCTCTATGCCAGCAGGCTGGCGGGCGAATAGTATAACTATTGGCACAGATGCTGTAATTACTTATAGCCGCCCCGCAGCTGCTTGCGCGGCAAGTGAGCTGAAAATTAGAGTTACCGACTCTGGGCAAACTATTGATATTACAATACCTGTTGGTGCAGTAAGTTAAGGAGGAGCTTATGGCTGATTTTATGAACGATAGATCTTTTTTATTAAAGCTCAATTAGCATAAAGTCAGAGAATATTTAGCGGCAATTATGGTTCTCGATTTTGAAACAGAGAATCCTATTGCTCGTCTTGAAGGCAAGGTAGTTAGCGGCTCCATGACGGTAGCCGCTAACTCTGCTGTAAGAAAAACGTGTTCTTTAACCATTGTTTTCGATGAGGACACAAAGAATATTACTGACATAAATAATTTGATTGCTATTGATAAAAAGATCTCTTTGTCTTTAGGATTAAAAAATCCTTTTTATCACTTACCTCAATACGCACAGTATGGAGAAGAGCTTTGGTTTAAGCAAGGACTTTTTGTTATTACAAGAGCTTCTTCTTCCATTTCAGTCTCTTCTGCATAGGTAAGTATTGAATTATAGGACAAGATGGCATTTTTAAATGGAACTTGTGGAGGTACTCTCCCCGCTAATACCAGTTTCCACGATAGAATTATTTATGATAAAGACGGGAACTATACTACTGAGTATCCTTTAATTAAAGAAATTATTTTTGAAGCCGTCAATCATTATGGCGGAGAGCATCCTTCTCGTATTGTAATTGAAGATGTCCCAGATGTCGGTCGTAAAGTTGTAAGATGGCGAGGCAGCACTCCGATCAATTTTCAAAGTGAAATAGATGCTAAGAACAGTGGGCGTTCTTTCGTTATTGCCGCACCTCCCGTTACCGGTTTTGAAAATACTTACTATCAAGGAGATTTAGTAGGTTATAGAGAAACGCCTTTAACTTATCCTGGAGAACTCATTTTAAAAATGGGGCAGACAGTAACTAATCTCCTTGACGAAATTGTCTCCACTCTTGGAAATTATGAATATTTCTATGACGCAGAAGGGATTTTTCATTTCAGATAGATTAAAAATTATCAGGCAACGGGAGTTACTCCTTTGAATTACGACCCAACAATTACAGTAGAGGTCGTAGATTCTTAGGGCAACATTTCTCAATAGACTCAGGATTTAGATAAATCTTTATAGAGTCTATATTTCCCAAGATATACTGACGATGCTTTTATCAATGAATTTGCAGATTAGAATTTAGTAACATAGATCGGCTATAACCCAGATTATTCAAAAATAAAGAATGATTTTATTTGTTGGGGAACTAAGCAAGATGATTCTAACAGCGAAGTAATGGTAAGATATCATTTAGCGATTGATGTTCGGCCAAAAGATATACCAAAACCTGTTACAGAAGAAGAGATTGAGGTAATTAGAGATAACTATTCTTTATGTCATAAGACTATTCGTAAAGTGATGAATAAAAATGATGGAACTATTTCTCGCTATGCGGTAGAGAATGCTTACATTCCTGATGAAGTCAATGAGACCTGGGGAGAAGTCGCTGCTTTAAGTCTCGATGAAGCATTTCCTGATTTGGATGCCTCTTATCATTTTAATTGGAGAGAAGAACTATACCGTCGGGCATTATTGGCATATGGAACTTCTACTGAAGGCTCTTATTATGATGAAGAGTTAATGGCCGAATGGCGAAATATTTTTGATCCGTCTAGCACTTGGGATTTAAAAGGGATGGATTCTTTCCAGAGAAGTTGGGAAGACCATTTTGGAGAAGATAATGACGAGACTCCTTGGGCAGGTTATACCGTTGATGTAAAAATCGCTCCAGAAAAATTGCGCTATTGGTTAGATATTATCGACACAAGCGCAGGAGTCGGCGTTTATGGAGTGAATAGAATTGGTCGCCGGACTATCGCGTAGGAAAATACTAAAATCAATCAAGTCTTTGAAGGAGAAATTCCTGATTTAGTATTTATTGAAAATACTGGCCAACCCCAAGAAATGATTGAAAACACTTAGTATTATATCTCTATTGGATAGGCGTATTCATTCGTAAATCCAGATTAGCTACAGTACTTCCAAGAAGTTAATTCTTTTGGCACCTGTTATGAATCTGTTCGTGCAATGCTGTATAATAATCTAATTTATAATGCAACGGCATCTTTAACAACCATCCCCATTTTGTATTTAGATGTTAATAAAGTCGTTCATCTTAATTTCCCAGAATTGGGGGTAACAGGAGACTTTGTGATTAACAATATTTCCATGCAATTTGGAAACAACCCCACTATGAGCTTGTCACTCAATGAAGCCATTGTTATGGTTTAATTTCAAAAAATTTCAAAAATTTTATTTTTATCATTACAAAATCCAGTATATGTTGAAACGAAAATGCGATGCAGGAGAAAATTTGTCGTGAAAAATTTTATAACTTTTTTATTTTTGATTTTATAAAATGTTATAATAGTAAGTCTGGAAAACGAAATCAAGAAATTATTCCGTTTGCCAGCGTATCACGACAAAGAAAGGAGGAACTTGATGGAATCACAGGCAATTGTGAATACCATGGAAGTTCTGGAAACCAAGCCGATTAACGAGCTTGTTACCGAAGCTACCATTAAGGTATGTTATGTTTCAGAAAATCCCAATCAGAACAATACTGTGATTAACAAAGAGGTTGGTCGTCAAATTGCTGCGACCCTTCCTGGCGCTCCTGTAGTAGGCTTCTACGACAAAGAGTCCGGTGACTTTGTTCAACATAGCCGTAAGGTGACCATTTCCAATGGTCAAGTGAACATTGAAGATATTACAAAGCCTTATGGTTTTGTAAGTTTTGATGCTCCTTGGTATCAAGACTTTATGGAAGATGGCCAAGTCAGAACTTATCTGATGTGTAAAGCCTATCTATGGACTCGGCAATATGAGGAAGCCTCCCAAGCATTGAATAAAGGGCAGTCAATGGAACTCGATGAGCAAACCATGAGCGGCTACTACGAAGGCGATGTTTTCGTTTTTACTGCCGCTACCCTTGACAAGCTCTGTATTCTTGGTGATGCTTATGCACCCTGTTTTGAAGGGGCTAAGATAATGTCCTCTTATACTAAACAGTATGAGAGCCTTGCTGAGCAAGTGGAGAATATCTTAGGAAGGAGGTATTACGTCATGAATGGGCAACTTCAGCCTAAGCCTGAAAAGATTACTCTTGAGTACGCTCTTCAGCTTGGCTGGAATCTGACTGACGCAGTATATATGCAGCTGCGCAATCGTGGAGCTGAGATGAAATACGACATTCAGGGTATTTACTCTGAGGGCGGCACCATTTTTGTTATTCTCCAAGATCGCGAGTCTCTCGAATATGTACGCGTGAATCTGACTATCACAAGCGAAGACACAGTCGAGCTTGATAGTGAGATGCAGGCCGTAAGACAGACCTGGTCTGTTAAGGAGCCTCCTGCTCCCGAGCCTGTTGAGCCACTTGGTGGCACTACTGTAACTGCAACACAAGATCCCGCTTCTACTGCTTCTACTGGCGCTCCTGCTGCTCCTGCAGCTACTCCTGAGCCTGCACCTGCTCCTGCTGGTGCTGGAGTCTTTAAGAAGAAAAAAGATGACGAAGACGAAGGAGAAGGTGAAGGAGAAGGAGAAGGCGATGATCCAAAATCTGATGACGGCGACGGAACCGATGGCGGAACCGATGATGGCGGAACCGATGATGGCGGAGACGACGACGACAAGAAGAAAAAGAAGAAGGGAAATTTCGCAGCAGATGGTGATGGAGATGATCCAAAGCCAGAGGGCGTCGAAGGAATCCCTGACCCCGCAGTCGGGAATCCAGATCCAAGCGACATTCCCGGAGCAGCAACTTACTCCACAAACGGAGAGGGCGGCGAGCCAAGTGCTGAACCTGCCGCTGACCCAGAGCCTACTGAGCCTACAACACAGTTTAGCACAGAGCCTGCTGCCGAGCCTGAAGGCACTCCAGCAGTCGATTATGCTGCAGTGATTGAGGATTTGAAGTCTCAAGTTGAAACTCTTACCAATGAGCTGAATGGCTATCGTGCCAAAGCAGCCGAGGAAGAGAAAGAAAAGAAACAAGCAATGGTAACATCTTACAGTGAGATGCTCACTGAGGAAGAGATGAAGCCTGTTGTAGAGAAGCTCGATGAGTATTCTCTCGATGAAATCGAGTCCAAGCTCGCTGTAACTTATGCTCGTAAGCAGAAGAACAGCGGACATCCTTCTACTGGATTCCAGGTTAGCGTCGCAGGCGCTGCTGCAGTAGATCACTCTCTGGACGGACTCCCTGAATTTTTCATTCAGGCCTTAGAGCTTGACAAGAAGAAAGAACTGAAAATTTAATCAGTTTTTCTTGATAAAAAGGTTATAAACTTTTTTGAAAGGAGATACAAAGTAATGCCTGCTACTTTTGTAAAGACCGAAGGCAAGTATGGCCAGGTTGAGGCTAATCGTCTTTCCGGTATTACCTTCGGTTACATTGAGGCCCAGGCTCCCGCTTATGAGGACGCTGGCGCCGCAACACCTATTGCAGAGCTTGAGAACGGTATGTTCCTGTGTGTAATCCCCGACACCACTGAGACTTCTCCTATGGGCCGCATCGCGGTTCTGCCTGGGGCTGCACCTGCTACTGCAAAGCCTTACCTCGTATACTCTGAGAAGAAACTGTATGACGAGCGTATGGGTTATTCCGATTTCGTTGATCGTGCTGCCGATAAGGTGGACGGCCTTCTGTATCCCAAGCTGATCGGTATTGTGCCCGACAACGATGCTTACACCACAAACACTATCAACGAGGAGCCTGATTCCCTGGCAGTCGGCGACATACTGTACGTTGGCGATGACGGTTACCTGACTAAGACCAAGGGCACCAACACTACTTATCAGTTTGAGGTCACCAAGGTCTACACCATGCCCGATGGCCAGCCCGGCGTTAAGCTGATGAGCAAGGCCATGGGAGCCTAATTGAAAGGAGGATTTACAGATGGCTTTCGTATATGCTGATAACCTGGCTCTTGCTAAGGTACTGATGTCCAAGAAGAATCCTTCTGGTAAGTACTCCTTGAATGGCCAGGAAGTTTCCTATGACTCCCTGAACGATACTCTTCAGGCCAACCTGAAGGAGATCGCTGGCACTCCACAGCTGTGGCGTGAGAATAAGAACACTGTCTTCTCTCTGATTGAGCAGACTCTTGATACCGTAATGCCCAAGAACGTTCTTGACACTTATGGTATGTTCGCCGATGTAACCACTATTGCACAGGGTGACACTATGGTGTATCACCGTAAGATTGGTGAGCAGCGTGCAAAGCAGTTCGTAACTCGCGTTGCGCTGGCTGGTCGTTATGAGGCTTTCGAGCTTGCTGACGAGAAGTTCACCATCAAGACAACCGCTTACGGCGGAGCTGCTCGTATCGGCTTTGAGGAGTTCCTCGATGGCCGCGTGCAGTGGTCTGATTATCTCGACATCATCAATGAGGGTATGTCCGAGGCAGTCTATAAGGAGATTGCTAAGGCTCTCGTTGCTGCTATCGAGGCTTTCCCCGCTACCAACAAGGTAAGCGCAGCAAACTTCGACGAGGCTCAGTTCGACCGTCTGCTCCAGACTATTGCTATTTATGGTACTCCTACCATTTATTGCACTCTGGAAGCTGCTATGACTCTGCTGCCTTCTGACAACTGGATTTCCGAGTCCATGAAGGACGAGCGTTGGAACAACGGTTACTTCACTCGTTATAAGGGCTTCCCCGTAGTGGTTCTGCCCCAGTCCTTCACCGATGAGACCAATGCCACTAAGGTCATTGATCCTTCCTATATCTATATCTTCCCAACCAACAACCAGAAGCCCGTCAAGATCGTGTTCGAGGGCCAGACTCACGTCAAGGAGTTTGAGAACCGCGACTGGTCTACCGAGCTGCAGACCTACCAGAAGTTCGGTGTTGGTATCATCACCACTAACAATCTGGCTGTATTCCGCAACAAGGGCCTCGTTATTGATAACGTTCCTGGCAACTGGGACTAATCAGTAACGATTGATTTTGAGATAAAGGAGTAATAACATGAAAGTAATCAATCGAAGCGATGGAAATGTGGTCTACTCTCTCCCCGAATTGAATATTCGTAGAGTGTTCGTTCCAGGAGAGAGTAAAGACCTTTCTGAACAAGAGCTGAACGCTCTCTGGCAAATTGATGGCGGCGCTTCTCTTCTTCGTAATGAGCTTATGGTTCAGGACGAGGAATGGGTAAATAAGACAATGCCATATGCCCCTATTGAATATTTCTGGCTCGTCGGCGATGTTGATAAGTGTATCCTTGAAGATAGCCTTGAGCTGTTTAAGGAAACCCTTGAATACGCGCCAACAGGAGTTATTGATCTCATTAAGGCTCGCGCTTGGCAGTTGCCTATGACCGATCTTAATAAGATGGAGGCTCTCAAGCAGAAAACAGGTTTTGATACGCTCAAAGCCATTAAGGTTATGAAAAAGCCAGAAGGCACAGCTCCCACCGCTCAGAAACCAAAGGAGAGACTCCGTAAGAGGGAGGGTTAATGTGACTTCTCTTAACGAGGTATATGATGCGTTTTTCGCGTTAATTACCGATGATATGTATATGGAAATTACAGAGGAGGAGACACGGGCCGATTGTCGAGAGCTTCTCGAGGCTTCTCTTCCTTTGTTTGAATTTCCAGATAAGCCGATTGATATTGTAGGAGATTTCTTCAACGTAGACCTTTCTCGCGAAGAACGCAATATTCTCGCGTATGGTATGCTTCAGATTTGGCTTCAGCGCCAAATCACTTCTATTGAGGTAATTCGATAGAAGTTTTCAGGTACTGACTTCAAGCTGACCAGCCAGGCCTCTCATCTCCAACGTCTCATGACGCTTATGGCGAACACCAAAAATGAACATAGGCGCCTGCAGATGTTGCACTCTCGTCGTAGAGTGGGGCCAACAGGCAACTATGAGTCAACATTTGATTTGTTGGCGAAAAGAATGCACTGAGAAAAAGGAGATGTAGTATGGCGAAACAGTTTAAGTTTGGCCCTGATGCTTGGAAGTATAACAATACCCGTTTGACAAATCAGATCTTCAAACTCTTACCTATGTATGAGAATGAAGAAGATTGGCAGTCTCAACGCCACACCGTAGTCGATGAGCTGTATGGGTATAACAAGATGTTTGAGGATAATCCTCATTTCATGGTATTGATTGCCAAATTGATGGCGCTCGATTATGCGGAAGACAAAATGATTTTCCGTAAGCGTATCTTTGAAGCAATCTCTGAATTGAAATCAATTCAAATTTAAGGAGCGGTAGCATGAGCTATGAAGGCATGAAACGCCGCCTCAACTACTATGGTGGAGCACCACAGTAGGACCGCATGATTAGAGATAAACTCTGGTCAATGCTTTCTGCTACTAAATACTCCTATCAGGCGGCGAAATTTACGAAGTATCCTGGGATGGATAAGCAAACAGTTGGTTTATTCAATCCAGTTACTTAGAATATGGACTACGATACGAAACTGTTATCAGTTCCGTTCGATGCCCGGTACTCCGTCGGCGATGTATTTCGGTGGGACAATACCGGTACTTACTGGATTTGTTACGCACGAGATTTAACTGAACTTGCCTACTTTAGAGGCCAATGTCGCCGTTGTGATTATAAAGTTCAGTGGGTAGACGGCAATCGTGAAGTACAAGAGACGCTTATCTCTGTGGTTGGTCCTTCCAATCCAGATTTCACGTCTACGAATACGACATTTGGTTCTGCCGACCTACCAAATGCAAACCTCGTTGTATTGGCTACGGCCAATCAACAAAACAGGGCGTATTTCAATCAATATCAAAAGTTCTTACTGAAGAGCTTTACCTATAAGGTAGATTAGATTGACGACATTTCGATGCCGGGCGTCCTGCAAATGAACTGCTCCAGGTACTATACCAACTTGGTAGAGGACGATGTTGAAACGAACATTATGAATACCTGGAATGTACAACCCGTCATTCCCGAATATCCGACAGAATACGGTATTGAAGGTCCGCTCGTCATTAAGCCTCGATTTAGAGTGGAGTTCAAAGCAATTGTCGCCGGCGGTAAATGGATTATTGTAGAGAATGAAGGCGCTAGACCATAGGATCGTATCCCTGCTAAATTCCAAGAAACAGATGATGTTTACGCACAGTAGATTCATGTTTATTGGGATTCAATGATGTCAGGCGCTTTTACCATTGGCTATTAGATGCCAAACGGAACTCTATACCAGAAACACGTCTAGGTTGAATCATTGATGTAACGAGAAGGAGGAATAAGATGCCACTACTGCGATCACAAAGTGAGAAATCCATGTTGGGACGTTATTCATCATTCGCTTCGGTTGAAAACACGCTCTCACTGGTAGTGGACAGGTTAATGAAGAATGAGCGCTTGAAGCGCTTGCTTTATTACACCGACAAACACGCTTTGGAGCTGCCAAAGTTGAATCAAGAACAAGCGTATTCATTGCTCAATAATCAGATCAGAATTGTCCCTAAACTGACTATTGACCATGATGCCAAGCCCTATGTGATTATCACGCTGGATAATTTCGTGCCTATGGAAGATCAAACCACGTTCAGGTCTTTCCAACTTGGATTTGATATTCTTGTGCCGTATGAGTTCTGGTTGTTGGATAATTTCAAGTTGCGCCCCTATTGCATTGCTGGCGAGATTGACGGCATGATTAACAATGATTTTGTCATTGGCACTCAGGTGGCTGACTTTATGGGCGCTAAGCAGCTCATCATTAACGAAGCACAGGGAGGCCTTTCGTTGTATTACAATGTCGAAACCTATAAGGACGACAAAAAGTTGCATCCTAAGGAAGGACCCACTCCTGTCTTTTGATTGATTTTAACATTGACGAGCTAATGCTCGTCACTGGTATTGATATTCCAGTTGAGGCTTTCGGAATAACAATACATCAGCCAAGAGTGCGAGAGATCGCAATGCTTGGTGAGCAGAACTACTTTATTGCTCTGTCGATATTTCGAATGAATAAAAAGTAGCTTCACATAGAATCACCCGATGTAACAAATTGGATGATTTTTAACGAATCATTGACCCAAAAGATGGAAGGCATCAAAGATGTCCGGGCGCTTTTGAATAATTTTCTTCAGTTGTTTTTTACGACTAAGATCAATATTGGTCCGCGATCCTTAATCATTTAGAATAAGGATTAGCTAATCAACATTGAGCCAGAACAATTCGATGACTTTTAGGAGTTAATCGGAATTGTTGGAGGTGCTTCTTTATTGAGTGGTTCAAAAGAGGAGTTCAATCCAGCAAATAAGCTGGCAGCGCAAATCGCTGAAAAGATGAAGAAAGCGCGAGCGAGGCTCGCTGCTATGTAGCCACAGTCTAAGTCGAAAGGCTTCTTGGCTAGATACATACGAGCTGTCGCAATAGCAACGGCAAACTCGCTGTCGGACGTCACTGAGATGACTATTTTATAGTTAAACTCTTTGATGCAAACCTACTTAGCATGGGAGGCGTATGATCTTGATGTCAAGAGCCGTTTGGCTGGCGCAAAGAATGAGGATAAACTTGTTCACTGGATGATGCGCGACCCAGAGAACGACAATGATTCTATTGGAACTCTTGAAGGTTAAACACTCTTATGAGATGTTTCAATACCTTGATTAAAAGGCAAAATCTTTTAATAGGAGGAATATTGCTATATGAAATGGGCAATTCGTGAAGCCATTGACGTCTATTTCAAGGCTAAGTCTGTGTTCACTCTCGGTGCGAAGACTTTCCGTACCGGCGAGCCTGTGCTTATCTTTGACACTGTCAAGACTTCTACTCTTGAGGTTGCCGCTGAGGTCTCCTATGTAACTGGTGGCCGCGGTAATGCTCGTCTGCTCTCCTATGAGGGCGATAAGACCCTGACCTTCAACTTCGAGGATGCTCTGCTGTCCAATGAGGGTCTGGCTATTCTTTCCGGTGCAGATCTGATTCCTGCCCGCAATAAGCATCTTCCTGGTTCTCACCCCGACGCTCGTAGCGTGATTGCTCACTATACTGAGAAGTATTCTGTGGCAACCAATAACCAGATTGATACCGATCAGACCAAGAACGTTTACGACGACGACACCTCTCTGTATCCTGCCGGCGGCGCTGCTGATGCCGTTACTGGTGACGAGACCGAGCATGGCACCGTTAAGGGCACTTATGCTCCTCGTGGCGGCGTAAACAATATTTGGCTTACTCGTAAGCCTTATGTTGGTCAGAACGCTAGCATTTATGTAATGCTTCTGGACGACGCTGGTGAGATTTCCGGTATGCCTCTCCAGATTAACCTGGAGGCTAATGAGGAGGATGACGAGTTTAAGCGTCACTCCTATCTCTGCAAGTTCAAGAGCCAAGACTCCTTCGTTGCTTTTGACCTGTATAACAACCCAATGTCCGTCGAAGAGTATCCTGATCCTGTCGGCAAGGATGCTTGTGGCGTATTTGACGACCAGGTAGCCTACTATGTAGACTATGACACCGTTTCCGCTGAGGGCAACTGGGTAACCGCTTGGGGCGATTCTGCTCAGTATATGCGTACCATCAGTGCTGCTAACTATGGCGAGTTCTGGGGCGATACAACAGAAGATTCTCTGTATAGCTACCTGCTGGCTCCTTCCGGCGGCATTGCTCAGCCTAAGGCATTCAAGGAAGGCTCTGACTTCGTTTACAAGGTAAACGTTCCTTCCATCCTGTATCAGGACATCGTACTGCTTGACTACTATGTTGAGTATACTCACGATGCAACCCAGGTTTCCATCCTGCCCGACAAGTTTGGCGCTTACTTCTATGTTGAGGGCTCCTCTCTTGTCCGTCGCGCTTCCGATGGTGTAGACCTGCCTGTTGAGTTCGTGATTCCTAAGTTTAAGGTAACCACAGCTCTGACCTTCACCCTCGCCGCAACTGGTGATCCTTCTACCTTCACCTTCTCCGGCGACGCATACCCTGACTTCAGCAAGTTCGACCTGACTCGTAAGGTTCTCGCTGACATTCAGATTCTGGATGCTGACGACAACTACGACGGCGGCTCTGCTGGTATCGCTACTTCCGATCCTACCTCCTATCGTCGTTATAAGTACAATAACGATACCGATGGTGAGTACCTGTGGAAGGATCGCTCTCTTGAGCCTCACCAGAATCTGGATTACTCCGATACTGGTACTATGGGCGCCGGACATCTGTCCAGTGAGAACTACAAGCGCTTCAACCAAGACGCTGGTGGTCCTCGTACCATTACTCCTGGTCAGGGTCTGATTGACACCAAGCCTGGTGACGAAAACCCTTAATCGGCGTCGACCTGAACGAAGCTGGGACTAAGGTCTCCGACGTCTTGGCTGACGCCCCTGCTGGTTCCACCATCCAATTAAGTGATGGCTCCGTCAGCGAAAAACTCACAGTTGATAAGGACATTACCCTCCAAGGTACTACCGAGGAGGGTAAGTCCACTATCCTTGAGCAGGGGATTACGTTGGCTTCTAACAACGAGCCAATTTCTGTAACTGTAAAGAACATGACTTTACAGAACGGAAGTTTTGGCTTGCATGATAACAACAACGGACCCGAGGCAAACGGCGCACGTAATGCCTATCTGACCTTCGAGGACTGTGTGATTAAGGACTTCACCGGTAAGGGTATCTATACCGCTGATGCCCGTGTCTTCAAGATGAAGAATTGTAAGATTGAAAATTGCGCAACTGGCACCGATACCGGTATTGCTGGCGACTATGCAGTTGACCTCAATCTGATTGGTGTAAAGAGCGCAGTTGTTGAGCTTGAAAACTGTGAATTTGTTGGATACTGCGGCGCTAAGGCTGCCTTTAAGGTAACTCAGCGTGGTGGTCCTTCCGATGAAGGCGCAGGCGATATCCCAATGGATAAAGGCCAGTCTTACATCAATAATGTAAGTATCACTGGCTGCTCTTTCGATACTGACACACCTGTTGACGTTCGTCTGGGCACCGAGCATAAGACTCCAGATCAGCCTGATTTGGAAAATACTACAGCTAACTTCCCAGTTATGATTTCTGGCAATAAGACTGAAATCAACGTTCATGTTGCTCCTACTGGCAAGAGCTATGTTGTTCCTGTCGGTGGCACTGGCTACAAGAACGGTACTGGTGAGTTTACTGTTATTGGCGGTACAACTCCTGAGCCTGATCCCGAGCCTGATCCTGATCCCGAAGAGCCTACAACTGGCGCTTCTATCGGAGATGTAGACTATGCTACAATTCCCGAAGCTGTTGCAGCTCTGAAGGATGGCGATACTCTTATATTCAACCAGGATTACGACAAGCCAATCATCATTAATGGCGTAGATGTGACTATTGATCTGAATGGCCACACCATTGCCAATACTACTGCGGTCTATGACCCAGCAGGTGGCATCATCAGCCTGATTGCTGTTGAGAACGGCGCCAATGTGATTATCACTGGTAATGGCACAATTCATGCTCTTGAGAATGACTGCTATTGTGTTGATGTTCAGAACGGTTCTATGCTGACAATCGAGGATGGTACCTTTATTGGTAACATCACCGCTTGTTATGTCCAGCAGGGCGATCTCGTCATCGAAGGCGGCGATTACTCCATTCAGCAGTTGTCTGGGCCTGGCAATGGCGACGATGAACGCTTCACTCTGAACTGTCTTGACGCCAACTACAAAGATGGTACTGCTACCATTGAAGTAACTGGTGGTACTTTCAACAAGTTTGATCCTGCAAATAACCTCGCCGAGGGCCCAGGAACAAACTTCTGCGCTGCTGGTTATACCACAGAGCAGCAAGGCGATAAGTACACTGTCGTAAAGGCTTAATCGCTTCTCCTTAAAATAAGAAAGACCCCTCCGGGAAACCGGAGGGGTTCTTTTTTTTATGCCTATTTTTACTCAAATACCACGAGCGCGGCATCGTAGGGCATGAGATAGAGAAGTTCAGCATCAGAGTTTCTGGTGCGAATCCAAATCTCAATGCAGGAGGCGCCGTCCTCTGTATTAAAGTCCATAGAGATGAGATCGCCGACGTCCTTAATCAAATCAACCAACTGGTTGAAAGTGGAAGGATTGGTAGCAAATCCATCAGGAGTCTTGATGAGGGTCACATAGTGGATGTCGCGGCCATACAGCAGGTAGTAGGTATTGGGAGGACAATCCTCGTTAAACCATGTGACTACACGGTCGGCGAGATTGTCAGGATCTTTCTCCAGGTCGTAGAGAGGTTCCTTAGACACGATGCTCTTATTCATGTCATAAATGGTCATATTGGTGGACACACTGGCAGTTTCATCAAGCGCCTTGATGGTCACTTTCTTGCCGTTCAGCGCAGCGACCACATATGCCTTCTTATCCATCTCTACCCAGAAGATTTGGCCAGGCTTCAAGTCAGGCAGACCGCGGATAGTATTCTTGCTGGGAACATCTCCACGATACCCTGGCAGTTTCTTAATCGCCTCTTTGATGCGATTAGTTTTCTCTTCTTTCTGGTTCAAAGTCGCCAAATCATGCTTTGTTTTGGCGGTGGCAAAGTCAACTACTTTGTCCATTAACCTTCCTCCTTTACTAAATCTACATTGTAAATATCGTCATCAAAGGGACGAATTTCAATCGACTTTCCTTTAAGGAAAATCAGGAACTTATTATCTTTCATGTCCTCAGATTTTACTACACCCCAAGGACAATCTTGAGCGCGGCACCCATAAAGACGATTGATAAGTGTAATGAACTTATCTACATCACTGGACGGCCCATATTTTACGATATGCTGTTCACAATCTTCTGGGGACCATACCTCATAGAAGTCATTCCAGCAGACATTCAGCCATTCAATAAACTCTTGTCTCACTTAGGCATGACCTCCAGATAATGATTGATATACCAAATCGCTTTCTCAAGGTCCTGCCGAGTCTTAGTAGGGTCTTTCTTTCCTGCGCGGCAGATGTATTTGACTGCATTACCAAGACAGAAACCGCGAATACCATCAGGACCGAGCTGGTCTTCGATAATATCAATGACCTCATACTTCCCACTGGTGTAGTGGGAAGGATGATTTACAGGGTCATTGTTGGGAACTGTCAGAATGGCGTGCTCGATATACTCCTCGCCAGGCTCAATGGGAAGCCCATGTTCATCGTAATAAGAAGAAGAAGTTCCATTAGTCGTCATTTTCGTTGCTATCCTCCAATGTTCCAGATTTTCTTTCCTTCTGGACTTCAAACTTTCCAGTAGGAAGAATCTTTGTAATCTTATATGCTGTGTGGCGCATAGGACTATTCTTATAGGTCTTGGCAACGAAAATATCGTCTTGACGCATACCGTGAATAATCAAAGCAACGCCACGATTCAACCAACTCTTTTCAACCACTTTCTTCTTACCATCCACTACTTTGGAAACCTGCTTGTCGTAAGATGCAAATTGCTGCTTACGGAATTTCACTTCAACAGGACCAGTAGCAGTTAACAAAGTAATTGAACTGTGGAGTTTGTCTTTTGCAATGGCATAGCCGGCAATCATTGTCAGCTTATAAATGGGAACTACTCGGCCGCTCGGCACTTTATACAGACTACCAACTTCAGGTTCAGTCGGCAAATCATCAAAGTTGGAGATATTATTGATATGAACCATAGGATGCTCCTGGAAACAGAGGCCCATAGTCTCAATCTCCCACTCAGCATAACCTTGTTCCTTATTGAAATACTTATCCAGCCAATCAGAGATTTGCTTATCATTGACGGCTTTAAGCATTTCTTCTTGGTGCTCTTTAAGATAATTCTTGATATGGAGCATCCAACTATCGAAGTAGGATTTCCAATAAAATTGAGGCAGCTGATTCTCGTTATCAATACAACCCGTATCAAATTCGATTTCTTCAAGGAAATCAAAGCAACGACTATTAAGAGGATAATAGTCAATTTTTTCCCCAAGTCGTTTTTGCTCAGCGGCCTTCAACTGACTCATGTAATGAGTAAAGTTATAAACTCTTTGAGAGAATTTTAACTCCTCAGTGTCCTGCGGCCAAAGGCCAAGTCTACTAATCATAAGTAGATTCTGGCCATTCAATCGGCTCTTTGTATCAGCTTTAATCTCTGCCAATTCCTTGATTATATCTGATCTCAGACCGAATCTGTCGAATGCTCCGGCCTTTACGAGTGTCACAATTGAGGTGACATCAGCGGCAGTTTTCTCAATGAAATCCTGCAAAGATTCGAATGGGCGAAGCTCGAAAATCTTGGTCATAACCTTATCTTTGAGGCCCTTCACGCCAGCCAAACCATAGTGGATGGTATTGTTTTCGCTATCAACAGAGAAATCTGCCTCACTTACATTGATGTCAATAGGAGTAATATTCACCCCTTGACTTACCAATGTAGCAACTGCTTTGGCAATCTTGTTGTAGTTGGCACCCTTACCGTCCAATGCTCCGCTTCTCTGAAGGAGACAAGCGCATTGCCAGTAAATGGGCGGAAAGAGGATACCACCCATAAGGATACACTGGACGCCGATGATAGAATAAGGAAGAGCATGATTGAGGGAGAAGCCATATCCGAGAGACGGTTGAATTACTACCTTCCATAGATAATCTTTTACCTCCTGAGTACCTTCACATTGAGAGTAAAACAACTCTTTCTGCTTGGTAATCTCATTCATTTTCTTCTTTGCAACGGTCTTACGAAGCGCATCGGCTTGCTTCAATGTGTATTTAGCCAACAACTGGCTCAATACCATGAAACTTTCCTGTGTCGCCGCACAACCATTGTATCTATCGAGTTCCTGGTGCATAATATGACGCTGTTCATCGCTCAATCCAGCCTTAACCATTTCCTCTTCAAAAGACTCTGGATCATCTTTGATACGACAGAATCTTTCAATCTGGTCCTCTTCACCTTCTTGAGTCATCAGACGAATCAAACCATTGACAGAAGTAAGCTCGGCAAGGTTATGAGGATGAGTTGCCAGGATACCTTTACGACCAGAAGCGGCATCCCACTGAAATACAGAGAGCACTTCATTGTTATAAAGTTTTGCCCAGATTTCAGGATTGTTAAAGTCAATGGTATTGGGATTGATATATTTACGGAAACACTGTTTGAGTGTTAAATCCTTATCGACCAAACCATCTTTCTTCAGCAAATCGAAGCACGCGGCCTGAATATCGAGCGTGGACAACAAAAGGAAATCGTACTTGTAACATCCAGCCTCTTCCACTGTATGGAGGTCTAAGGCGGTGCACATATCACCGTTCGGTGCACGCATAAGAGAACAATGATTAGTTAAACGGTCTTGGTCGTCAAACAAAATCACGGCAGCAGCGTGCGTTCCCGACCCGACGATTAGGCCCTCAATCTTTTTGATAATGTCCAAAAGGCCAGGATATTGGTTGCACTCCTTGATAAAGCTGTGGTTGACAGAATATCCTGTTGTCTCATCGCCTTCGAGAGTCTGTTTGAGCGTCGCAACGAAGCCGCGCTTAATCTCAATAAGGCTGGAGAGATAGGTTGAAATATCGCTGTCCAGACCATTGGGAAATTCCTCACTTCTGTAACCACGAGCGGCATTGCCGATGGCCGCTTTCAAGGTCAATTTACGATATGTGGCTACCTGGGTCATACCCAGCTCGCCGCGTTCTTTTCTTATTGCGGCAAAAAGTTCAGGACGCTTAGAAGGTTGAAAATCAGTGTCAATATCCAGAGGAGAAGTACGAACTTTGTTAGCGAATCGCCAAAAGTAGAGGCCGTACTGAATAGGATCACACTGAACCACGTCCATAAGATAACAGAGGAGAGAGCCGGAGGCAGAACCTCTGGAGGGACCAACAGCGCAATCAATACTCCAAGCCAGCTCAAGAAAATGCTGCATAGTATTAAAGTACGCGAAAAAGTTGTCGTTGAACGCCTCCGACTGGAATTTGAACGTGTCGAATTCTTCCTCTAAACGCGAAAGGTATTCTTCATTCCATTTGCCTCGCTCCATCAGACTTTTAAGGCAATACATCGCACAATAATAAGTCTGATAGTCTTTTTCATGGGTCGCCCACCAAAGAGTGGGATATTGAGCCAAATCATTAACTTGTTCGGCGGTAAAGCCGACATTGATAAGTGGCAGTTCAACTTTGGGAATACGAGGATCTTGCGCCAAATCATAGAACTCAATCTGGTCGGCGATATGAAGAGTATTCAGAAAACATCTGTCTACAAACTGTGGACGAATATCCATCTTGCACATAAGTTCATAGATTTCTCTTTCGTCCATCATTCTGGCGAAAGTATAATACTCTTTAACTTCACGATCCTCTTGCTTGCTTCTCAGAAATGCTTCGAAGACCGGGAAATCTTCTACGTTCTGGTAGTGCGCGTCGGTTGTGATGATGAACTGCGCCCGGCCGTTATAAAAGTCAACAGCGCGTTGATTAAAAAGAGTTTGATCCTTACTATCAGAAGGTTGAAGCTCAATATAAAAATCTTCACGACCAAACTGATTATTGCACCATTCGATGAACTGCTCTGCTTTCTCGTATTCTCCATTGTTAATCAAAGTGGGGAACTCGCCGCCCAGACAGGCAGTAGAAGCAACCACATGACCGCGCGCCCACTCCATAACCTCCTCGATGTCAGACTTAAGAGTAGGTACTCTGCGTTTGCCCCACTTGACAGTTGAACGATACCATGCGCGAGTCGATAATTCAATCAGAGCTTGATAACCAATCTTGTCCTTGGCAATCAGCAGGAAGTGATAATATGTCTCTCTCTGCTTATCGTTAGGATCATAGCTATCGACGAGGTAAATCTCGTTGCCAATGGCAAGAACGAAATTATCACCGGCGTCGCGCAGTTTCTTTTGCATACGATTGATTTCAATAACTTCTGAGAGATTATCGTGATTTGTAATGGCAATACCGCGCATACCGAACTCTTTGGCTTTATTTACAAGGTCTTCCAGCTTATTGATGCTGTCCAGACCAGTTGTAATATTGCTGTATTCAGTATGATTGTGGCAACCAAAGTACATTCACTCATCTCCTTTACTTTGTAGATGTGATATTTACGACTTTAAGTCGTTTCTTAGCTCTTGAAAGGCCAGTATAGACGAGCGGCTTATCGAAGCGCTCAAGAACATAACAAACATTGTCGTACTCAGAACCCTGACTCTTGTGAGTGGTAATAGCATAGCCATAACCAATATTCACAAAGTAGAGCTGAGGTGTTGGCGGAAGATGATCAACAAGAAGATTTGCTGTGTCTCTGTCAATTTTTGTCATCTTTTCAACGAAATCAACGAGAGCATCTTCTTTATTGGTCTTCGACATACCAATCTTATCAAGGTCAACAATATATTGATCTTTCTGCTCCTCACTCAAAGAAGCATTCTCAATAATTGTATGAGCCATCTTCCAACGCTCTTCAGATGCTTCTCTGAGAGCATTATTGTAGGCAATGTATTGAGCTGCAAATCTCTGCTCCCAAATATTGCCGCTGGACTTTGGCATACGATTTTGCCACTTCACACAAACATAGATTGGGCGCTTACGGTTCTTTGCGTGCTCAATCGCGTCAAGCAAATCGGCAAAATACATTACATCGCCATTGTAGATGCCCAGGGGATTGATATTGTCATACAGAAGAATCTTGTCGTGGAGATCTGGATAACGGTCTCCACCAATACAAAGATGTTCATTGATTTCTGCACACAACTTATTGGTATAACAGATAATCTGCCATTCAGGGTCAGTCTCAATCTCGGCTTTGGAAGTTCCGTATGAAATATCTGGAGATTTCTCTGCCCAATACTTGATACGAGAGAGAAGTTGCTGTTTGGACTGAGTGAAATCTCTCAAATCGCCGCACAGTAAAGCAATGTCGTTATCAGACCGCAATACCTTGTGCAACTGGAGATGTGCCAGAGTTTTCAAAACCTTGACACCATAACCAGAAGTGTAATTCATCTTAGATACATGAAGATCATGTCTAAAAGAATTAAGGTCATTTGCCACTTCTGATGTATTGACTTCTGGAAGTTGACATTCATCGCCGCAACCAATAACTCGTGCATTGGTCATCATCCACCATTGAGAGATGAACTGCGGCACCATAGAAAGCTCGTCAACAAACAGAACATCATATGGAAACGCCCTCGGATCACGCCAAGTATTTGTGAACTTGGTGCTTCCATCGGAAGTTGTGCCTAAGACGCTACTTTTCTTCGTAATCTTTGTTACAGTTTCAATGCAGAGCTTATCTTTGTCAAACTCAAGTTCTTTTTCCTCAATCGCCTGCCAGACTTTATTTCGGAGAACTGAGGTTGCTTTGCCTGTCATTGCGGTAACTGCAACTGCATACCCTTCACTGAGAAGTTGACAGATAAGTTCACAGATTACTGTTGTCTTACCTGTTCCGCCAGAACCAGAGATAATGGTATTATGCCCATTAGGATCATGAACTTGCTCCAGAACATAATCCATTACTGCTCGCTGTTCGGGTGTAAAAGGGACCAAATTGTATCACCTACCGTATCACTATTTTGCAATTTTAATGCAACTTGCGAGACTCTTTCGTCTTTAACAAAGTTGGTTCTTCTTGGCATCTCGCCCAAATCTTGCGGCTCTTCCGGCCAGAGAGGACGACTTTTATGCGCAGCTTCCAGTAGCGCCAAGAACTTTTCCTTACCTTTATCTACTGGTGCGTCTTTATGGTCAAGCGGCACTCCAGTATTTGGAATATCAATAATTCTATAACACTGAAGTCCGCCTTCATCTTTTATTTTCGCCGCCATACCAGTTGTTCTCTTATTATAGAGATACCAGTCATGGTCTTCGTCACTTTGCTCTTGATATTGTTTGTCAAAAGCAAAGAAGATTTTTCTGGCGCCCTGCTCATACAACATATTGATATGGTTAGCATGACAGCCAAAAGTATGTGAGGCGACACAATTCTTAATGCCCCACTGGTGCGCAAGCATTACCGACTTGGCACCCTCAAATATGATCGCTTCCCCGCTTTCCTTAATGTAAGGAGCAGCAATGTGCAACCCGTACAAATTAAGGCTATTAGGGAAACTCCAAGAAGTCTTTTCTTCATTTGGCAACATCTCCCTATATTTTTCATCTCTTATAAGAGGAACATATTTTGCTCTTGGAAACCACATCGCGGCTTGAAAAGGCGCACCTGGATAGAGTTTATAGAAATCCTTCCGCAACATTCTGAAGTTTCTTTCATACAAACCGACTATCTTACCATTGACATTATGGTGAGGAAGAATAATTGTGCCGTTCCTTGGGAAATACGCCACATCATATTTCAATAGAATATCGACATCAATCTTGTCCTCTGTATGCCATCTTAACTTTCTCATTACATCTGGCGCTTGAGTGAACTGCTCTTCATAAAGTTCATCAAGAATATCTTGTCGAATTGGCTGAAGAGGCTCAATATGTTCAATCTTGAAAGGCCGCTCTTTGTAAGAGAAGTCAACACTGATTGGTACGCGCCCAGTTAAATCAATTCGCTGTCCGGCGATGTAATCTTCCATGAACTGTTTAGCAAGTTCTGGATCAGGCAAGTCGAGTGCTCGCTTAATCCAAGTATGAAGTAGCATACCGCCGCCACACTCACTGAAACAGTTGACTTTCAGAGTTGATGGGTCAAATAACGCTGAGTGATTCTCACCATGATGGCACAGGCCGATAAGCTGTATTGCACGCTTACCGGCACTGTTAACCCATCGAGGTTGCGCTCTCATATACTCAAAAAAGGAGAAGAAGTCGTCTCCATTGAGTAAAGCAATCTTTTCCTCATATGTCATTGACTTCTTCTCCTTTCAGTTAATTAGAACGCGAGGTCAGGCTCCTTGTCGTCCTTCATGGCTTCGGCCTTCTTCTCCTGGAGGTTGGCCTTGAACTCGTTGTACTGATCAACGGTAATGTCAGCCTCGTCGCCGAAGGTGTAGGGAGTAGGATTGATGCGAGTCACGCACCAACGCAGGTTGGTAAACTCGCGGTGCTCATCGTCGCCGATGGCGTTGGGGATAGTCACAGAACGGACAACCATAGTCATCTCGCCGCCGACAGACACGAAGTAAGGCATATCCTCGCTTGCCTGGAGGCCCAGGAAGTAGTTGATAGCCGCCTCCTTGCGAACATCAAACTCAGCCTCGAGAAGGACCTCGTTGTACTCGTCGACCACATAGCCGTGAACGCGGACATAACGGTCCAGATTGCGCTCGGGATCAGCCTCAATCTCACGGATGTTGGTCATCAGATAGTCGCAGCTCCAGGTGTTCTGGTAGACCTTCTTGGTATTGGCGTTGATGAAAGTGGCATTCACACGCTGAGAACGAGCAGGCTCGGGATCATTGGGATCGGGATTGCGGGGAGGGAAGTAGCTGATGTCGATAGTGCCCTGGATAGCCAGCCACTCACCGTTATCAGCGCCGACCTGGAACTCACCCTGCTCCATCTTGTCGAGCATGGTATAGTTGCCATTGGCCTTACCGGACTTCTTCCACACAGGAGTGGCGAAGACACGAATCTTATCGACGGTAGTACCATTCTCGTCAACAATCAGAGAAATGGTGCCGTTGATGAAGTCGTCGCCATTCTTGGTAGTACCACGATTCAGCTCGTAGCCAGCGAGACGACCAGACAGATTTACACGATTAAACTTTTTCATGTTTGAATCTCCTTTTATTCAAGATTTGCTTTCAGAGTGGTATTTACTTCAGCCAACAGCTCTGCCTGATGAGGCTGGAGGGCGCCGACTTTCTTGCCGGGGCCAAGGACAGTTTCGATGATAGCACGAACTCTATCGGCTCCATCTTCGGGATATTTCGCCATCAAGTCCTTTGTGAGCTGGTCAAACTCGGTCTTGAGGGCAGGGAAATCAAGGATTCTCTCATCCTCGGTCTGAATGGTTACGCTGGGGCCGGTCGCCTCAACGGCTTTAGCTCCCTGCTTTTCGGCACTCTTCTCAATGGCCGCAACCATGACCTTTTCCAGATTGTCGTAAGAACAATCAATGGAATCAACATCAGGTGTCCAACGACCGCCGGTTCCTTCAAATCCACCCTTGGGATTGAAGTAAATCTTGTGAGAGAAAGTACCGTCCTTATTACGCTCGCGCTTCAGATAGATAATCTGGTCAACGAACTTTTCGGCAACGCCGTACAAACCGGGACTGAGAGAAGTACCAATGTACTGCTTCTGAGTCTGGAAATCAGTCTTATCCTCGGCATGGACGATATTCAGAAGAATGTACCCCTGATTAGCCAATTTCTGGAGCTGAATGCCCAGCTCATTTCGCATGGCCTTTGTGCCCTTGCCGTAATCAGCGTCGGAACCGAAATCCAAAGTGCTCTTATCGGTGGACAACTTCTGACCGACATACTTATCGAGCAGAAGAATGAGGTTTGTATAGGTGTCGATTACAACGGTATCGAACTTCTCACGGGCCTGGGGCATACACAGCTGGATTACTGCCTGCTTAAAATCTGCCCAAGAGCCAATAGGCACCGGAGTAAAACCTGTCAAACCTTCGCCGCCGTTCTCGGTCATCAGGAAGATAGGACGAGGAGCCTGAGAGCCGAGAGTGGACTTTCCGGATTTGGATTTTCCGACAACCATGAAAGACTTTGACTTCATGCTTGCGTTGATAGTATCTTTCACAGGAATGTCAAAAATGTTTACCACGGAAACTTAACTCCTTTCTCATTTTCTATAATTATTATACCATAAAAATTTTTTTATGTCAACCAAAATTAAAAGTCATACTTGGTATCCACAACCGCGTAGTCTTTAATTTTCACCTGTGGCGTAGTCTGATAACGGAAGGTATTAAGTTCCGCATCATAACCAATCACAGTGCCGACATAATACTGTTCTGTTTGCCCATCATAAGGCAAGCACAATGAGTCATATTCCTCTGGAGAAGAGGAGAAACTGATTGCAACGCAATCATGTGGTAACTGAATCTTGAGGGTATTCTTCTTTGGTCCAACCAAAGAGAGAGTGCTCTATGCAATCTTAACATTTGTGATTGCAATGAGCGGCTCTTTAATACCCTGGCCCCAATAATTGGAGTAATCTGCAAGTTCTGCGATAATATCGGGGAGTTCGGGATCTTCGGCATCAATAATGAAGTCAACCATATATGCGGTTGAGGTATCAACATCAGCATACTTCTGCTCGAAATACTTCTCGAGCGCCTTTACCGCATCTGCTTCAAAGGCAATACCTGCTGCTTGCTGGTGCCCGCTTGCGTATTTGATTAACTTGCTGGCGTTGCAGTCATCCTTAAAATGCTCAAAGGCAGGCATATTATTGGGACAACGTAGAGAGCCATAATAGGCGCCATCATCGCCAAGGAAAGTCAAAATGCAAGGACGCTGATAGTAGTCAGCCATTGAGCCGGCGACCAATCCAGTGAGAGCACGCCACTCCTTATCGAAGTCGTCGATTGCGAGAAGGATAACTTTCTTCTCATAGAGCTTCTCTTCAGAAACCAAATCGTGGATCAAAGCCACAAGTTTATCGACGCGGCGCTTCTGTCTGGACTTGCAGTTATTGGCCTATCTTGTCATCTCGACAACAAGGTCAACCTCACCGGTATGGCCACGGGTACCATCCTATACTTTCATTCTCGAATCATCATCGAGAAGTGAACGGAATACCAGCTCTTTCTCTTCCATACTACCAATACGGTTTACGGCATTAAAGAGCGGCGCCACATAGAAAGAAACCACATGAGGTGTCAAATCTACATTCTAAATCTTGTAGTTGGCGAACTTCGCGTATTCAAGATAATAAGAACGCAGGTTTTCGGGTTTCAGACCTTCAAATACCAAGAAGCGCGTCTCAGCAGAACGAAGATCCATAACATCGGACACAAGACCGAGCGCCACAATATCGAGATAATTGTCGGCGCACACGAAAGAAAGCATATCGTCAAACACGCGGCAAAGCTGATATACAACGCCCACGCCACTCAGGTCCTTATTCTTGTACCGAGAGGACTGCTGATTATTAACCACGATTACCTTCTCGCCGTCGCCACGTTCGCTCATGTCGTGGTGGTCAAGCACTACTACATCAATCCCTGCACTGGTGAGGGCCTGATACTGTTTATTATTACCGCTTGCGTCGGGGATAACGAATAGGTCGGGTTTGATAGTGTTCAGCACCTTATCCATAACCTCAGTATCATCAAGACCGTGAATCTTACCTGTGTGCAGAATGTGGACAATTTCTGGAGAACAGTCTACCCAGTCTCCATATTTCTGTTGCATCCGAATGTAATTGATTAAGAGCGCCGCGCTGGTGTATCCATCCATATCCACGTCTACGAGAATAGCAATCTTATGATTTGCCTCAACGTGTTCGCGGATTTTATTGGCAGCCTCTTTGATATAATCGAGGTCATATGGAGATTGAACATCTTCCCAACTTACATCAAAGAAGCCATCAATGTCCTATACTCCTCGATTTGCCAGAACCTACTCTACTGGCGAGAGCTTCCTGCCGAACTTTGAAATGTCGACGGAAGGAGTGATTTGTCTGATTTCTATTAGAAAGCACTCCTTTCAAGGCCATTCTCACGAATGTAATGATAGCCAATACAAATGCTGTCTACCACGTCCTGAATCACATCGGAGAGGCCATAATAATTCTCAACAAACTTACGGGCGCCAGCTTTGCGCTCATCTCTGGAACGCTTATGGATGCCGCAAGTATTTTGCCAAGAGGAGGGGGAGATAATCTCCACTTTCTTTCTGTGGGCGGCAATTACTTCAAGAAGTACGCCTTGCACCTGACAAAGAGTTTGCATTGTCTTCCAGTTATTCTCTGGGCCGCCGCGCTTATCTTCTTCGCCGCCGACAGGATTTTCAATGAGAATCATATCGGGATTAAATTCCTTAATCAAGTCCTCAAATTGCTTTCGAAGACTATGGAGGCGTTGGCCGCCGCGCAAGGTCTTTGGCGACGGCTCAACAGTACCCCATTTAACCGGAACTTCATCTTCCCAATATGACCAGCCGCTTACATTGGCTGCTTGGTCAAAGGAAAGGATTTTCACAGTTTCTCAATGTCCTCCTTGTATTGCTCATACAAGTCATCAAAGAACAAAGGAATGTTCTCGTGGAAAAGAGCAAGTGTCAAGAGAGCAACCTCTCTCATGTCTGGATGCGCGGCGGGCGCACAGCGAAGGGCGAAGAAGTGACGCCACTCACGGATATTAGTGGTCATCACGATCTCCGTTTTCAGCGAATTTGGAAGCACGGCACGGGCCTGCTGAGGGGTGCATCCATTGGCAAGTAGAGCCATGTATTTGTCCTCAGCTGAATGCATGGCGTCGAGCCAAACATCATACGCAGGAGTTCCACTTGGAATGGTAGAAGGTCTAATGACAGCGATTCCGCCACCAAACTTATCAGTCCCATAGTTGCAGTATCTTGTTGACTCCTGGCTATAAGAGGCGATACGATGCCGTACAATTTCGTGGGTGACCCCTCTATCAGTAGTAATCCGTACCGTGATTGAGGAGTGCTCAATAACTGATTCGTGGCCTCTTTTAATAATTCCTCTGATAAACTTGTCATAGGAATCCTCCGTGATCTTATCCTCACTCTTGTAGCAAGTACGGCCAGCCTCTTCAATAAGCTATGCCATTGCTACACCGTCGAGATTCTTATTCAAAATCTCTACACTCGGTTCAAGTACAACCATCAGTCATCATCCTCCTCTGTTGGCCACTGGCCGGCAAAGTCAACCTGAGTAGTTACCTTCAGGTTCTCGTCAACAACCTGTCCCTTTGACTTCTTCTGTTTGACCTCAATAATCTTCTTAGTGAGGTCGCCCTCCTTTGCGGCTTCGTCGATAATCTCCTGAGCCTCTTTCTCAGTATCGACTCGCCAAATCTCAGTTCTGCGCATCAAAACTTTGCTCATTGTATTACTCCTTCAAAATTCCAAGTTCTTTCGCCTCGTCATGACGGATATACCAATCAGAATTTTGCTCAAACTTGTGGTTTAAGAAATCCAGATCCATATTCGTCTCCTCGGCAATCAGTTCCTTCATACGGGTAACTTCAAGGTCATATTGCGCCATCGCCGCCTTGCTCTCACGATATGTGCCGCCCTGCAGGGCAGAACCTTCGTGAGCACAGAATACAGCATTAGGGCGCATAAAGCGTTTCTGGCCGCCAAGATAAATCAGGAAAGCGGCGCTATGGCAAATACCCTCGTTATAGGTATAAACCGGAATCTTACTGTTCTTGATAACATCATAGAGAGCAAACATCACATACAGATGGCCGCCGGGGCACATAATATGAATCTTGATAGGAGTCATATCATCGGCCTCATGCTCATTCAAATACATAATGTATTGCATCAACCATGCAGTATTGTCCCAAGTAATCTCATTCTCGTCCAACCAAAATTCGCGGTCAGCGATTTGATGCCAGAGAAGGACTTCTTCAGGCTGAGGCAACTCCTTACGATAGCCGCCGCCAAGGAACTAAATCTGAATGTTATCAATTCCCATGTCCATAGTTTTTACCTCCTGGTATTAAAGTTTTGTGTAGTGACCATTCTCCATTTTCAGCAAGCGTTGGTTTCCGGACCCTCTCCAGAGATGCTCACCAGATTTTTGAGCTTCTACAAAAGGCCCATCCACTATCACATTTACTGTATTTATTATATCATAAAAATTTTTTTCTGTCAAGGGGTCACTATGACGGTTCATTAAGTCTTCCATTGTATATCCCGTCCATACCCAAATATCGCAATCTGGGAGAGATTCGCGCACTCTCAATAAAAGAAACGCAAGGCCGGGAATGTTTTCGTCAGCCAGAGGCTCTCCTCCAAGAATGGAAAGTCCACGCTTGATACCGTCAACTTTAAGGAGGGCAATAACCTTATCAATCAAATGCTCGGAAAGAATAGTTCCGACATGAAAATCCTATAATTCAGGATTATGACAACCTGGACAATGGATTGGGCACCCGGAAACGAAGACAGATGTTCGTATTCCGGGGCCATTTGCCAGGTCGTTATTTACGATCTTGGCAATTCTCAATCCAACTCGACTTCCTTTCCATGTGTGTGCTTCACACGGTCTCTTACTTCTGCTTGTTTACCAGCATTGAAGGCGCGGCGATAGTCAGAAGTAATATAACCAGTTACGCGGCGAAGTCTATTGATTGCTTCGTCTGGCGCTCCACACTCGGGGCATCCACCAGCTGGGATTTCGCCGGAGTATCCACATACAGTGCACTCATCGAGAGGGAAGTTAAAAGCAAAGTATGGGATGTCATTGTCCATAGCGAAGTTAATGACTTGCTCCACCGCGTCAAGATTGTGAACAGCAGTTGTATCAAACTCTACATAAACGATATTACCTCCAGTGGCAAGTTTAGAGAACTTAGCCTCTTCCTTCAGCTTATCGAATACGTCGATGTCATACCAAACGGGAACATGGATAGAATTTGTAACATACTCGTGGTCAGTTACATTCTTCAGCTCCTTGCCCCAACGTTGCTGTAACTTGGTCATTGCAGTATAGCAAAGGTTCTCAGCAGGAGTATGGTATGCGGCAAAGTTCAGCTTATTGCGCTCGGTACACTCTGCGGCATAAGCATTGAGCTTCTTCTCCATCTTCATAAGGAACTCTTCGGCTTCCTTAGATTCGCCATGATGCTTGCCGAATAAAGCACAAAGAGTTTCAGCCCAGCCAAGAACGCCAATAACGAGAGTACCGTGCTTCAGTACCTCATAGACAGAAGCCTCGTCGTCATAGTCGTATGTGCCCTTCCAGACATGGTTGACATACATCTCGTATGCAACCTTCATCTTCTGCTTAAACATGATATTGGCACGAATAAGCAAGGACTCTTCGGCTTTCTTCAGAAGATAATCGAAAGCGTGTTCAAAGCCTTCAAGGTCAGGCTTGTCGCGCTTGCCTGTCACAACACCATACTTGATGCCAAGCTCAACAGGAATAATTGTTACAGGAGCCAGATTACCGCGGCCAATACGATTGTAAGGATCGCCCTCACTGTAAATATCGCGGCCCATCTGAGTACGACAACCCATAGCAGTCAGCTCGGTATCGGGGTCGTTTGGATTCTCATGACAAACAGAAGAATCGCAGTTGACAAAGTTGGGAGTCAGGCGGCGAGCAGCACACTCAATGGCCAAACGATAAAGGTCATAGTTGGGATCAGTAGGCTTCTTATTCACACCGTTCTTTACCTGGAAGCAAAGAATGGGGAAAGGAGGAGTCTGATGATGAGGCCCAACACCCTCAATCATGGCTTCAAGAATACCGCGAGAAACCAAGCGACCATCCTCAGAAGTATCCAGACCAAGGTTCAGAGAACTGAATGGTAACTGGGCGCCAGGGCGAGATTGCAGAGTAGCGAGGTTATGAATGAGAGCCTCACATCCCTGATGCACTTCATCCTCAAGGTCTTTCTTTACAAGAGCATCAGCCTGCTCTTTAGTAAGACCTACGTGCTGGTATTTCTTAATCAACTTCTGGCGGCTCATATCGACGAAACGGGCAAGATCACGATCAATATGACCAGAAGCGATGCCACCAAACTGATGCTGGCTGAGTACCTGGAAGATCACGGCGACCTGCTGACAAGCAGATGCAAAACGAGAGGGTGGACGTAGAGTAGCCTGACGAGTCTGGAAACCATGCTCCCAGATGTAATCAAAATACACTGTCAGGCAGTTATGCTGACCGATGGCAAAACGAGAGAGGTCATGCTGATAGAGGATTGCCTTATTGTGAAGGTCAGCAATCTCCTTTGGCATAAACTCGTCAAGCGCTGTCTCCTTCCACAGCGCCTCGTTTGCTTCATACATACGGCCAGTAAAGGAGTTTTCATCGAGATTAGCGTTTGCTCTGGAGTTAGCCTCATCAGGAGTGAGGGCACGAGAGCGAATCATGTTTGCGTAACGATTTGCTTTGTCACGCTCTTGCTTACGCTTCTCACGGAACAAGATAAAAGCCTTAGCTGTCTCGGGAGCTTCCGCGATGGCGTACAAGTCGATTTCAATGAGGTCTTGAATCTGCTCAATGTCGATCTTGTCTTCCCCAGTGGCCTTCAACATCTGCTCAATGTCATCAGCGATGGCGTGAGCCTCATAGTCAAAGTTCTCCTGGTCAGTTGCGATGGCGGCTTTCATTACGGCTTTATAAATCTTATCCTTATCAAATTCCTCTAAAGACTTATTGCGTTTAATTACTTGCATTTATTTTCTGTCCTTTCTTAAAGATATTTGTCCTTTTAGTCACATCCTTAATAAAGGATAAATGGCAGCGGGTCTGGGATTCGAACCCAGACAACCCCTTCAGAGGGAATAACGGTTTTAGAGACCGGCGTCCTACCATTAGACGAACCCGCTATATGGCGGGGGAGGTGGGAATCGAACCCACTCCTATGGTTTTAGAGACCACAGCGCTAGCCGTTACGCTACTCCCCAATATTATGGTGCTCCGAACGGGAATTGAACCCGTAATCCCTTTCGGGCGACAGATTTTAAGACTGTTGTGTATGCCAGTTCCACCACCGGAGCAAATAGAAAGGCGATTAAGGCTCGCCTTGGGCCTGTTCAGAAAGCCAAGTAAGATAATTCTTACCTCGTTCTGTGATTTTGATGATGTTGTAATCCTTCTTTTGTAATCGCGTCAGCTTAGCTTCACGAATTACAAGTCCATGTCGCACAAGACTTTTTGTCACAGCTGCATCAACTTGTTTCGTTGATAAGCCAAGCCCTTCCGCAAGTTCTGAAGCCTTTTCGCCGTCATGGTCGGCGATATATCGAAGGATTTGTAAAGAAAGCGGCTTCAATGTAATCCAATGAAAGGTCATGGGCATCAGCCTCCAATCTTGGTATTGAATCCATAAACAGTGCTGTTATAGAACTCAATCCAGTAACGCTCCCTTTCATCCAACTTGCTTTTTGGGCAAATTTCAAGAACTTCAAAAGTAAAGTTCTCAGGGCCTTCTTTGTGCATGGTGCGATAGAACTTATTGGTCATGTAACCAGTAGTTCCAATCCCCAAAGCGCACTTCATATGCTCCTTCCAGCGAGAGCCAATGTCGAGCGCCTGGCCGATATAGCAACGGCCATCTTGAGCGGTAATCTTGTAGATACCAGTAATCTTATCGGCGCCCAACTCTTTGCAGAGTTTCTGGAGGGGCTTCTGATAGTATTCTGTCCACACAAGTTTGCAGAAAGCCTCAAATCTACTCAACTGTGGAGCAAAGTCCATAATCTTTGTGATGTCGGCTTTCTCCCCCTCTGTTAAATTAACAGAGTGAGTGGCAAAGAACTCCTCTTGCTGCTCCTTTTGAAGAGCCTGCTCTTGCTGGATTCGAAGAGTTTCCTTTGCCTACTTAATCTCAGAATTAAGTTGATCGAGTTCGTCTTTCAGTAGCTGAGCAGGATGGCTCTTTTGGATCTCCTAAAACTCTTTTGCCAACTGATTTTCAAACTCTGTGCGGCGTGCCTCTCTTTCGGCCGCCAAATCCTTTGTCGCCTAAAGTTCTACTTCACGCCGCTAATCCTGAGCCTGACTTATTTGATAGTTAAGAACATCAAGTTTTGCGGCAGCTTCATTTACTTTACCGCTCATTTCTTCAAAAGCGGCCGCGGCCTCTGAAGTCTTAGCAGATAGCTTAACCCACTAATCTTCAAGAGTTGCGTTCTTTTTCTACAAATTTTCAGTTTCATCCAGAATTACTGTTCGTGCTTCGTAAGTAAGTACCTTTCCTTTTAAGAAAGCATTCTTACTTGCAAGTAGAACGATGAGGGCGACACAAACAATTAGTGCGATTACCAAGGCAATAATCATTTTGTGCCTCCTTTCATCTTCTACTTATATTATACCATAAAAATTTTTTTATTGCAAGCGAAACGAACAGCTGTTACCGAATTTGGGGCAATCCTTCATGGCTGTCGCTCAACTCTACATCTTGTACCAGCAACTTTTTGGATACCAATTTCTTGCCCCTTGTGCTCGCGCCGGTAAGGATATAAGACTGATGAACGGCGATCTTGCCCATATCGGTTTCGAGAATTGCGAACTGTGAAGTCTCAATCTCTCGTCTGGGATAAACGGCGATGACTTTTTCGCCATCATTTAACTTAATGAGGTCACTCCATCTGCCGCGGCCTAATACAAACTGATTGGACTTTCGAGTAAAGCCGCGGAACTGATCAGTAATGATGACCACTTCATCACCAGGAATGATGAGAGAGCTGTACATGATGTCTACGGCAATAGTCTGAGGATCTTCGGTAGTTACTGTCATGTATTCCTGGCCGCCGCCAAAAATTATAAACTCCTTATCAGACACCTCGCCGTCTTGCTGACTCTCAAACTCATCTCCATGATAAATCTGAGTGCGGCGCTTATCGCCATACTTATCAGCGATTTCCATATACCGCTCTTTCAGATGGGTATTGAAGATTTCTTCATCAGACAGAATCTTATTGATATAGTCCTGGTCAATCAAATTCTGCTCCAGTTCCCCTTCGAGCTTTGTGATGTCGATTTTGGTCAACATATGCAGCTTCATATCGACAATCGCTGTTGCCTGAAGTTCGGTGAACTCAAAGTGAGAAATCAAATTCTTAATGGCATCGGCACGAGAAGTAGACTCCTCTTTGATGACATAAATAATGTCGTCAATGATAGAGTGAGCACGGATTAAACCGCGAATAATCTCTTCACGAGACTTCAACGCATCGAGCTGACTCTCAAATTGAAGTCTGTAAACTTTCTTAGCATGGTCAATATGAGCCAGGAGTGCTTCCTTAAAGGTAAAAAGACGAGGTTTCTTGCCATTGTCCAGCATAATAAGTTTGATGGTGAAGTGCTTTTGAACAGAAGTATTCTTATAGAGCCACTTCTCACACTCATCCAACTTGTCTGTATAAATACGAATCTGGACCTTGGTCTTGGTCAGGTCTTTGAAGTCCTTGAAGGGCGGCTTACCCTTATCCAGAGCCTTCTGCAGCTCCACACAGATGGTATTGGTATACACGCCGTATGGAAGTTCAACGACCTCAAGATACTTCTCTTTGATATTCTTCTTTACAACGCCGCGAAGAAGCGCAGAGCGCCCCTCGCCACGATTAAGACTATCAAGAGTAGTCTTGGGATTTAACAAGATGCCGCCGCTTGCGAAATCAGGAAGAATGCAAAGTTCAATAGTAGGATCACTGATAAGATCACAGATGGCTCTATTAATTTGGCCGAGGTTGAACTGAGGAATAGAACTGATGAGACCAACACCGATAGAACCAAAACTACCATTGCAAATGTTATAGTACCCGACTGAAGGCAGAACAAGGGGGAACTCTCCTTCCTCATCATATGTGGGAGACCAATTCTCCTTGGGCAGCACTTTCAAATAATCGAAGAGCGCCATGCCGAGAGGACTCAAACGACATTCGGTGTAACGCTGAGCAGAATAGTCGCTGGAGTTAATAATGGTGCCCTCATTGCCGTTAAACTCCTCAAGGAAATAACGCTGAACCAGAGGGCGGCCCATACGAATAATCTGCTCATAGCAGGATGCATCGCCATGCACATAAGAGAAAGAGGTCGCCGCAGCCACAGACTTCTGAGACTTCTTAAAAGGATGCTTGGCATCCAATTTCTCTCTCAGCTGGGCATGGAGAATCTGGCGCGCGGTGTATTTGAAACCATCGCGCGCATCAGGAATGGCTCTGCGTTGAAGCACAAATGCGCTATAATCGAGGAAAGACTCCTCCAAAATCTTTTCAAGAATATTCATCTTATCACCTCAATCACAGGAAAGTTACTTGGTCAAAGTCGACCTTATCAAACAGGTAATCACGACGAGTTTCTACATCAGTACCCATCAAATCATTGACGAGTTTGGAGAAAGCGTTCCAATTACCAGGCTTGAGCTGCTCCCAAACCTTGAACTTGCCAAACAAGGACTCCTCAATGGCGCCGACATTCATCTCACCAAGACCCTTGGCGCGCACAAAACCTTCCTTCTTTTTTACCTTATTCCACTGTTCCTCGGTAAAGATATACTCATGAGTAGACTCACGATAGTACAAAGGAGCGCGCATCCAGTAAAGCCGACCTTCTTTGATGAACTCCGGCATACAAACATAGAAGAAAGTAATGAGCAAGTCCGCAATGTTCTTACCATCGGCATCGGCGTCGACGGCAATCAAAACTTTGCCATACTTCAACTTCTTTGCATTGTATTTATCAAAGAGGCCGCCGCCCAGGATTTGAGCAATCTCCTGAAGCTCTTGGTTATCGAGGTAATCCTCCTGCTTATTCTTCAAACAGTTGATGAACTTACCGCGAATAGGGTATGTGGCGACGATGTTATTGTCACGGCCTTTATTCAATGCGCCCTGAGCAGAGTTACCTTCTGTGATTGCGAGCCAAGCCTCTTCGCCAGTCGCAATACAGTCCTTTAACTTTTCGGCGATTTGGAGAGTGCGCTTTGGCTTATTGATTTTGTCCATAGCCGCCTTGATGCGAGCACGAGCACGCTCGGCAGCTTCTTCAGCCTTCATCTCCATCTCAAGGCCCTTAATTACCTTCTCCCAATCCTTAGTCTTAGAGAACTTCTCCATTTCATTCTTGAGAGCGACGGTAATCTCAACATTTACCTCTTTATTGGAGATTGCAGTCTTGGACTGATTGCTGAATAATGGGTTGCTAACAAAGATAGCAATGTATCCGTTGAATACTGCTTGAGCTTGGTTTCCGGTAAGTTTAAGACCTGACAGATCATTGATAATTCTGGTGAACTGAGTTTTGAAATGAGTGAAGAAAGCGCCGCCGTTCGGCAAGTAGAGTCTATTGCCATAGGGTTTAATGCCGCCTTCTCCGACTCCGAGAGCAATGATAAGGTTGTCTGACTCATAATAGACACGAGTGTTGGCCTCCTTTAAGCCACTGGGGTGTGCGATATTGGTCTTATGCCCATCAAAGTTGAGAGTGATTTTATACTTGGGATAGAACTTCATCATCTCGTCCAACTCGGCGATAAGATCTACCTCATTGAACCAGGCATCGCCATAGACTTTGCGGTCAGGGCAGTAGGACACTACCAGACCGGTCGCACGACCAGGCTTACTCTCATTGTATTTAATGAGATGGGCGCCATCGTCATCAGAGGTAAACATTGCGATCGCGCTTACTTTGCCATCATTGGAAGTAATGTAACACTCAGAGGCAGTATGATTGACAATACTTCCGCCAACGCCGTTGGTACCGATAGAGTTGACAGCACGACCATCAAAATGGCTACCAGTGTGAGATAGTGTAAAAGCGGCGACAAGAGAATAATCGCCATCTTCTCTTTTCTTATTAGGGATGCCGGGGCCATCATCTGTAACTGTGATTCTATGGATTTTTGAGTTGATTTCAATGGTAATTACTCCCTTAGGAGCATTGGTTTCGGTCAAGGCGTCAAGAGAGTTTACATAGATCTCTCTCAAGCCGAGATGAAGCGCCTCGGTCTGGTCTGAGGACAGATACATACCGAGGCGTTCTCTACACGCTCGACCGAAAGAAATAGTTTTAATGTCGCGCTCTGTATTTGGATTAGACATAAAAACTCTCCTTTCAACCGATTTTATTCTTTTTCATTTTCTATATTTATTATAACACAAAAATTTTTTTATGTCAAGGCGTTAAAAATTCTCCTAAATAATTCATAAAGTAATAGACTTCATTTGGCGCTTCTAAATTACTTAAAAATCCATGAGAACTAATTATGGATAAAGGGTAAGAGTATGGAACGAATACTTCTTCTTTATTATTCTTTTTCAATAACGCAACTTTTGTATTTACAAGATTTAATTCTATGATTTCTTCATACAATTGTTTATTAAAAGTTTTTACAATTATTCGAGCTCCTCTTACTTCTTGAGTTATTTCTTTAATCACCTAAAGTATATCATCTGATTCATTATCAATAATTAAAGTTATATCAGTAGGTGAAATAAAATCCCAGATATTTCTATCCCATTCACTAATTTTTATTTGATATGTCATTTTTATTTTAGGGAATTTTTGACGGAAATGATTTAAAAGATTCATTTTTTCTGGGGTTAATTTTCCTTCGCAGAAAATCCTTAAATCTATTTTTTCTTTAGATAAAGAAGTACCTGCTTTTATTTCTTTTATCCATTTGTCAAATCCTTCTAAAAATCCCTATTCTAAGAATTCATTTCCCAATAGCTTTAAAAAATGATGCACGACGCTCCTCCTTTTTCTTTTTTAGTAATTCATACATTAGGGCATTATAGTAAATGGAAGGTGTTGAAAAATAATCTCGCCCTTTTTTAAATAAATCTTTTCCATACAGAAAAATTTCTTTATCTCTCTCAATATTCAAATCTTTTATTTTATCCCAATCTTTTTTTTGTAATCCTTCAGCATAAATACTTGGAATCTACTAACCTAATGAATTAAATTTAACAACAGGATCTAAGCAAAATAACTAATGATGATAAGCATGATAACTTTTATTTTTTCCCGGCAAAAAGAAATCTCGCGCTATTAAAGTACAAAATTTATCCAACTCCTATTCTAATTTTTCTGACCAACCAGTATAAAAATCAATTAAAACGGTATAATCATATATATTCTACTCATTTACTCTCCTAACAATTTCATAGGTTTCTTCTGCTGTTGAAAAAATAGTATTTACCCGAATATCTAAATGAGGATAATCTTCAATCATCTATTGCCAAAGAATAGGAAAAGTAGTGCTATTGATTGAAATTCTAATAGAAGCTTTATCTGGGAAAATTGTATTATCAGGAATTAAAAAATCTCCATTTGTATGGACACAAAATTGTCTTTTTAATTCACATAGATGAGCAATTAAATCAAAATTAAGAAAAGGCTCTCCTCCTGTAATTGTAATTGTAGAATCTTTTGAAAATTTAGATAAAATTCCATCACAAATATCAACTGTCATATCGGGGATATCAATTAAGTTATCTTTTAACATATTATGCTAACAAAAAGAACAATTACGATTACACCTAATCGTAGAGCATAAAATGATTATATTTTTCATTAGTTCATACCTGAATTACTACAACTGCAACTGCACCCACCACAACCACAACTACAATCGCAGGAGCAATTACAATCATTCCTATTTTGAATTTCAGCGTTACATACATCGCAAACATCAGTATTAAATTGCATATCATTATATTTGTTCATTATTTCAGTAGCGTGTTGAAGCCCTCTAATTACATCTCCAACTTTAACATGAGCGACATTTACTCTCATCCAAGAAAGAGTATCTGCCATAACATTATATTTAGCTGCTGTAATTAAAGAACCTCCAATATGAGTATCATTACAAGGATCTGGATTTGCGACTCCTGGGCTAATAACCGGCACATTTGGACTACTTTGAGTATGAGCACATTCCAGCCCTTTTGTTCCCGCATTAGAGGTAATTTCCATTAAAATTCCATTCCAAAGAGCAGCAGTCCAATTACGGAATATTATTTGATCTTTTACAAAGCATCCTTCACTATGCCCCAAATTAACTAGCTCATCCCACGAATGCACATCAGCATGATCAACAACAGTTTCAACTCCAAGTTCACAAAAAGTTTGACATTCATTACAGACAGTATTGCAATCAGTATTACAATAAGCCATACAATCAGGGGCAGATTCTCTACAATAATATCCTGTGGTGCAACTTTCAGATGCATAACAATTATTACAAATTTCGCTATCACTGATACATGATGGATAAGTAGTCATCTCATTCTCCCTCCTTTATATTTTAAAAGAAGATTTTGGTATACTGGGCTATCTTCAAAAAATTCATTCCCAATGGTTAAAAATTTTAGCGTTGCTGTTCCCCAAATTCTTGCATGATTGCAAAATTCAGGGTTTGGAGCCAAGCAGTTTTCATTACAATCATAATTATCCTTTAAACAACTGAAACGTGCGCAAAAATCAAAAAATTGACAATCTTTGTTAATTGGACATCCTTTTTTATAATCTTCTTCAATTCTTTTAAATAAGGAGTCTAATGAACATTTCTCTTTACCACATACACTATCTAAACAAATAGCTTTTTCTCTATTATACAATGATGTTATATCTCTTCTGGCAGCAATACCGCAATTTACAGAATTGATAGTAAAAGGGCCTCTATTATTTTGATTCATTAAGAATCTAATATAATCATCCATTCTCATTTCAATTACTGGACGTCGGCCATCTTTTAACATATCTACCATAATCGCTGTTATATATTCTACTGCTAATTCATATTTTTTATAATCCTCTTCGGTCCAAGCCTCTCCTCTACCAGCTCTCCAAGGTTGTTCCTCAAAGTCTAATTCAAAATGAATATATCTAAATCCATAATTAGCCGCAGCACAATATATTTTTGGCAAAAATGGAATCAATCGTTTAGAAATGATGCTTTTCCATATTGTATTTGGAAAATAATATAAAATAGCCGGGAACATAGGCTCAATTTTATCCCAATAATCATATTGAAAACCATTAGAATTAGGTCTTCTCCACATAGCAATTTCTCTTGGCCCATCAACTGAAAGATTTAATCTAACATTATAATGTGATAAAAATTCCAATATTTCATCTGTAAAATAATATCCACAGGTATTGAATTCATAGCGATATTTCTTACCATATTTTTCAAGAGCTTCCTTTATCCATTCCCACCGAACAAAAGGCTCGCCTCCAGTAAAAAGGAAACCATCAGCGTCTAAATTGCTTTCAATTTCCTTGAAAAATTCTTCTTTTGAATATTCAGGAAATTTCCCCCAGCTTTCCTGCGCTCGTAAATTACAATAATTGCACTTCAATGGACAAATATTCGTAAAAAGAACAGTATGAATTTTTGGAATTTTCATAGTTTTATCCTCCTAAAAATAGGATTATTTGAATCTTCAATTAAAAGTCTCAATCTCTTATAGCTATGTAAAAGAGCAAGCATTTGATATCTACGACCATCGCTCAATGTCATATTACCCAAATACTGATGTTTAGGACAAAGAGCATTTCTAATAAATGAAATTTCTTCAGAAGTTAATTGTTCAGCATTTGGGATAAAAGTATCTTTCTGAACATTAAAATTTTGAGTTAAAAATTCTTTGTGTCTTTTTTCATCAATTCCTGAAAATACATTTCCAATAACAATAGATTTTAAAGTATTCAATTCTTGACACGGAGTAATGTCACCATCAACATCAACACCGATTGAAGTAGTACCAAATCCACATCTGTTAATAGAAAAATCATGTGGAGTAGACCACATTTTTGCTTTTGAAAAATCATTTACTATCGTATTATGCCCTCTTAACATTTTTAAAGCAAGCATATTATATTGATGTTCCAGTTCTTCAAAATCTTTTAGATCATACTCTTCATTTTCATTTACGACATAAGCAATAGACTTAAACCCCATATGCTCAGCGAAATCGTAATTTTTGTTCATAAAGGGAATAGAATACTTTGTAACAGTAGAACGAAACATTGTATCTGGGAAAAGCATTAAGAGATAGGGGATATTCTTACATACTTTTTCAAAAGAAGGCCGCCCATCTTTATATGGGCGCTGCTTATTTTGAACTTCAGCTATTCCATCTATGGACAATAGAATAGAGAAGTTATGTAATCTAAAAAAATCTAAAACATCTTCTGTTAATAAGGAACCATTAGTTGTAATTCCCCATTCAATAGAATTTGTGTATTTTTCTACAATTGGTTTAATAATAGAAGCATATTCAAGCATAGGTTCTCCACCAAAAAAAGTTATCGTGGGAAATCTTGAATTTTGCTTATGATTAGCTAAAAGAAAAGCGCAAGTTTGATCAACTATTTCAAAAGTTGATCTTTTTGGATGATGTTCCGTAAAACAATATGGGCATCTAAAATTACACTCATCTGTTAAATTTATTACAGCTGAGGTAGGATACGGTTTTATATATTCCATTTTTCCTCCTACTCAAAAAGAAAAGACCCTGAACATATTTCTATGTCCAGGGCCTATCTCATATCATGTTACTCAGAAATCTCATTGGTTACCTCATAATGACAACCATTTGGTTCCTGATTCAAGATGTAACAGCTATTTGGGTCCATCGGCCCTGGCAGACTGAACGGACCACTTGAAAAGATATTCCGCTTTGCTTTATGAGCCATCATTGGCTCAATCATATCTGCCACATCATCTGCTTCGCAGATAACTTTCTTCTGGCCTTTGGAGTCAACAAAGTATAGAATCAAGGGGATCACTCCTCCCTTTTAATTACCCTCCGAGTACTGGGAGTAGCAGTATCCTCTTTCTTCTCAAAGAGGCCGGCGCGGTCCATGATAACCATAGTGCGCATCAGGTCATGAGAGAGGCGGATAATCAGATTATCGCCGGAACCACCCTCACCAGTGCCGCCGAGGCAGCCAGCAGCAACAGCGTTGCGAACAGCCTGCTTAGCATAGTCGGGAAGGTCTGCAATGGTCTTATAATTCTTACCAATTCTCTCGTCGAGAACGGCTTCAAACTCAGCTTTTGTCATAGTAGCTAAATAGTCTCCTTTCGCGTTAATTAGAGCTTGCACATCATTTCTGAACTGTGCAAGAGAATAGCCAACATGGTTCCAAAGATGTTCGGGATCGCCGTGATTGGAACCGTATCCATCAAGGCAAGCCTGACGATGTGTAGTGATCGCTGTCACCGGAAGACCGTGGAAAATGCACAAATCAGCGAACACTTCAGCGGCCGTGGCAGTTGTGCGCATGATGAAATCCTTGGTCGCTGTGGGATTGTTGTCCCTGAAATTCGCGCCTCCAGTGTAAGTGATGGTGCTTGGCTCAGTCATTTCGATGCCAATTCTGGTAGAGTTAAAAGAACCTTTCTTACCAGAACCGACATGATAGCACTTCTTAGCCTTTCTCTTCTTTTCATCACAAGGCGCAGTCTTAATGAAAAGGCCAGGCTCAATGAATCCATGAACAGAAGCGCGGGCACTCTACTTATTGAAGTTGTTCACAAAGACAGATGCCTTTGGCTGAGGACAACCAACAGAGTGGAGAACCAAGCCGTTAATGGAAATTTCAGGCAGGTACCAATATTTATTATTGGTACAGTACTGAGTCTTGGACTCGTATGCCATCGTCTTACTCCTCTCTTAGTTTAATTATATTATACCATAAAAATTTTTTTATTGCAAGCAAACCGGATGCAGGAAGAAAAATCCCACACCCGGTTACTGCAATTTTACTTATTGAAGCGGTACTAATTCGTCCGCAAATCCAAATGCTTTCTCTGCATATGCCCAATACGTTACTCCGTATGGATGGTTTCCTGTGTTATGCCAGTAAAGCCATTTAACCTGCCCATCACGAGTTGATAAGTCTAAGCCGTATGTGTCGCGGCAATAAACTATCATTTCAGCAAGGGTTAGCAAGTTATCATATGGATTAGTGAGGTCTCTGCTGGAGTAGTCATCTGTAAAGTGCGTGATATTAGCTCCGTGAATCCAGAAGCTATTGATTTGGCAAAGGCCATAACAGCCTGCATTGTATGCGTCTGCCTGGAAAGTTGATTCAGTGAGAATCATTCCATAAATGGTTTTTTCAGGGAAATTGTATTTCTCGCACATATCTCGAATATACCATTGGAGATCTGTGTCAACCTCAACTTCCCAGCCATTCTTATACACTTTATAGAGTGGTTTGCTACGATCTGGGGATGGAGGTTCAACCTCCTCGACTACTTCTACCTCTTCAGAAGCATGAGCCGCGTACGCTTCGGTTACGGCTTGAGTAGCAGCTATTGTACATAGCGCAGTTGGGACTACAAGCGACTCGGTGACGGTGGGAACCACTGGTTCATCTTTGTCATCTAAATGTCCCGCGCCAGCAGTACAAAGCACGACAGCTAAACAAACCGCAAGTGCGACAACTGTCTGTGTCACACGCTTCTTGGATGGTAAAATCATCTTAACTCCTTTCGACTTTAGAAAACCATCTATCAATCACAAATCAATTCTGCTCTTTTTGCGATCCTGCCACGATAGATATTTTCCAACCTGACGTGACCCGCATAGTCCTCTCCGCGGAACACCTCGATAGCGGCGTTAAGACCATTAAGCCCATTCTCAAAGCCATCGTGGTCAACTTGTCGCTCATCACCTTCAACACAAATCTTACAGGTATCATTGGTGCGCTGCAAGAAAAGTTTCATAAGGTATCGAGATGTATTTTGGGCTTCAGTGAAATACACGAACGAATCTTCGGGTACTTCATAACCGCGGCAGTCGCCCATCGGCATTAGGATGAGTTCCTCTTGGTCGAGGAGCCGCTGGACATTATCTTGGCCGCCCAATTTAGAAAGTAAAACGCTGCCAACGGATGACTCCATTAGCTTTTCAATTTTACTTCCCGGATAAAATCCCATCTTGACGGCACCCGTCGCAACATATGGATTACAGAATACCACAATCTTGCTAATCGCGCCGCGCTCCAGCTGTTCAAAGGCGTAAGCCAATGCAATTTGGGTCTTACCAGAACCGGCAGGACCAGTGCAGAATGTTAGCTGGTTGTGGGCCAGACTATCCATATAGGCAATCTGGTAGGGATCTTTATCCTTTGGTTTGACATCGCCAAACATTTTGGAAGAAAACTTACGGTAGAGAATTTCAGTATGCCCTTCTGACTCATGCCAGACATAGGGGCCAATCAATTTACCTTCGGGCGTTTTCAACACGAGGTATTGATTTTGTTCAAGATGAAAAATGTTCTTGTCCATATTGGAATAGAACTGTTCCATCTACTTCTCTGTCACATCAATTGTTTTGATTCCAGAATAGGTCATTAAATCTATCCTTTCGTTTCTCTCTTAAAAAGGAAGTTCCGCCCAGAGGTTGTTTCCAACATGGGCGGCTTCCTGAGAATGTTTAATCAGCGTCCGTCTCAGAGTGCGGACGCCATTTCTGCTTGGGCTTCGGCTTTGGCCGTGGCTCGTCCTTCACGTATTCATCAAATTTTGCTTTACGCTTCATGTCGCGCTGCATATATTTGTTGTTCTTACGCTGGTCACGAGTGAAAGTTTTGCCCATAAGTAGTGATTAGCCCTCCTTAGGCGTCTCCGTCTCAGCTGGAACCTCAGGCTCGTTGGCGCGCGCAGCAATTGCGGCCTCTACAATACTCTCCAGCTTCATCTGCTTCTGCTCCTTAGCACTAAACTCGTTCTGAGGATTGTTGCCCTTGGCATTGGAAACCAAGCTATAAGCACCAGAGGCAACCAGACCAGAACAAATACCTGTTGCGATTGCATCAAAAATCTGCAAGTCCGCAAGCTCGGCAACACCAGTCATCTGACCGATAACACCAAGCACGCCGCCCACGACAGCAGAGACGATGGGCACCCACTTAGTGGCCAGAGGAGTCAGCTTGACAATCTGGCAAACAATAAAGCAAATGACTGCGATACAGCCGATGGTTGGGAACATCTACATGATCTGTTCCATAAATTTGCCATCCTTTCATTATGAAGTTTCGGAGGTGTCGGTATTGAGGTAATCCAGTGCAGAGACGGTTGCGTCTTCCGCCATTTCTGCCTCAATGCCGTTCTCGGTCTCTGCGTTTTCAGCCTCAGGTTGAGATTGTGCCTGCTTGCCTTTCCACGGCTTGTCAGGCCATTGATTGTTCTTAGACAAGTTTTCAACGAGCGACTTCAGTGCATAGACCAATACAACTCCAATTATTTCTGTAATGGCAACCTGGGAAAGTTGCTCAGCTATCGTATACTTGTCCATAAAGGCCAAGATATAGGAACACCAAACCCAGGCGTAACCATTTAACAGACTGAATAGAACAATCCACTTCATGGTAGTGAATGGCTTGCGCGCCTTACGGCGCTCCAGTTTATACTACCACTTCGCCATCCTCTTAGCGGTCTTTGTGGATCTTTTTCCGTCACCCATGTCATTCACCCTCTTTCAGTCTCTTTTTCTAAGATTCCTTGAAGAGCTCGGCCATGAGTTCCATGATATTGTCAATGTATTCACTGCCACCATCTTGTCTATACAAATCGGTGGCGCGCTTATAGTCAGCGTCAGATATTGTTCCACTCAGTTTTGCAACTTCGTAGATTTGAATTATCTGGTCATGTAACAAGGACATTTGCACTTCATCATTATGCTATAAGCGGTCTTCAATACGCTAAAGGTCGTCATCGTATTTGTCGAGCCGCGCATTAACATCTTTGAAATGCTCGTCCATTGTTCTCATGTTCTCTGAGAGCGTTTTCTCCAGTCGATCTGGGGCAGTGAATATTTTCCAAACTGGTTTGCATAACCTCACAAAAGCGACAATTGCGGTAATTGTAGCAATAATCCAAAGAAGAGGCGCAAACCAGGCCTACAGATCCGTCATCTGTATCCTCCTCTCCCATTATTGCTCCTTTCACTCTTTGATTATATTATACCACAAAAATTTTTTTATGGCAAGCCAGGAGAGGAAGTATTATCCATCTCCTTCAATATGGGTTCCATAATTTAGGACATGGATAACATCTTGTGCATTTTCCGCACTAATGTCGTCGTAAAGAACGGAATACATCAAGTCGAGATCTTCTTTTGTTGGATGGTTGCCGGGCGCTGGGTCTGGTGGCTCAGGAGGAACATATGTAAAGCCATATGTAACTCGCCATTGATTACCTTCATTAGTAATCAACTTATCATAGCCCTCAACATCATCGGCTTCAATAGTCCATGTATAATTGGGGTCAAGATTTTCCCAAATCCAGTTCCAATTCCATCCATCACCAATGCGGGCAGTATCATAGAGTACGCCGTCGCGCATTAAATGAACTGTCGCATAGATAGGCCGCATGCCGAGAGCATCCTGATCATCTCTGTAAAACACTACTTCAGCATTTACATTGACTTTTTCTGGCTCTGGAGCAGGATTGAAAGTCATTGTAATAGTGGTAGTATCGGTATATTGGGGGTTCCAGCCACCACCACCACTCTATTCATGACGATCATCATAAGTCGCAGTATAGCGCTCCAACTAATCTGTTACACGAACAGTATATTGAGACCGCCAACTTGGATTTAAATTATTCCAGGTATGCTCCCAGCCTTCCGCTGCTGTCACTGTTCCGTTTGTATTGGTTTCGCCATTGAGTAGAATAGCAACATTTAAGGAAGAAGGACGATATGATGTATCTCCATTTTCGCCAACCCAATTAACTTTAGCTACTACTGGCATATTATCCCTCCTTAAAAGGAGAGGGGCTTAGCGCCCCTCTCAACCACCTTCTTCGGCACGACGACCGAATCCGAATACAATCCACTGTTGCTCAGGCAACTCAAGAACAACTTCCTGAGTGCCATCTGCCTTGGAACGCAACAGCTAAGAACCTTCGTCAGTACACCACATAAAGTGGGTGTCGTCAAGCTGCACCATATGTGCGTCGCCGCCGGGCTACAGCACTTCTTCGAGGTCAACAACTTCCAGCTTAACCAGGTCAAATCCAACGGGTTTGCCAGTATCATCCTGAGTAATCAGAATATCACCATCGTTCATCAAAATGGGCTGATTATACTCATGACGAGTATTATCAAGACCACCGAAGGGGATAGTTACTTCGGTCCATTTAGCACCATCATAAGCAAGGACAAGGCCCTGCTGAGCGGTTGCACTGGAGAGCAGATAACGTTCACCAACAGAAGTGGGCAACTCATATGTGCAGCTCTTAGCCTGAGGATTGGTCTGAGAGCAATAGTCATCCCGACCACGATTTGCAGATTCTGCGATAATCGTATCTCTATCGCAATCATAGACAAACCATACAGGACAGTTATCGCCAGGCTCGACCTTTACGCACAATACTTGGTTACCATTAGTAGTTGCTTCGACAACATAACGGCAGCCGTATGGTGTATAATTATCATAGCCGTGCGCTCTAACTGTAAGAGTACCTCTTGCAGGATCAAAATTATAAGTAATAATTCTACCCTCTGGAGTATTTGTGAACACAACATTGTTATTCAAACAAATTGCAGAAGAGGAAGTGCCGTCAATGGGGCCTTCGGTTACAATATTTCCAGTGTCAAAAGAGAAGGAAGTAAATGTTGGGGTCTCGGGATTGGTTGAGGTGTGCATATAGAATTTACCAGTTGGATCAATACCAGGTTTTGTGTATTGGCCAGGATCTGATAACCCTGAATATCCAGTTGGGCGCCAATGAATCTCTTTTGTCTCATGGGTTACTCTATCTCCCCAAACTCCTAATGTAGAGGTGATATACATGAAGAAATATCTCTCATTAACATCAGTAGCTAAGGAGAAAGGAACCTCAGTATTTGGAATACGTTCACGACTATAATTTGGTACATCAAAGATGAAATGATCTCCAGTATCAATATTATAGCAGAACATCTAACTGCCGTCACCAGCGGAACCAATCATAAACTTTTCATGCTCGGAAACCCAAACATAACCAGTAGGATCAGTTACGTCTGCCAGAGGGCCGATTGTCTCGCCATTGATCAGGGTAGAGTATTCACCGATAACAGTAGCCCAAGGAGTAACGCCAGGCTCAGTTCCAGGCGGAATTTCCTCTTGAGAACCAACTGTCAGAGACATAGTATCCAGATGGAACAGATACTGGATCAGACGAGTAGCGTTGGCCGCGGTAAACACATTACCAGGCTATACAGTATTTGTCCAAGCCAGAGTATTCTGAATTGGATCTGGATTGTCGATGTCTTGAGTCTTATAATGTTCAAACTCATGCTCGTCAGTGAAGCAAGTGATATAGGCTCTTGTAGAACCATCTGCTCTTGCCATGCCGACCAGCATCTTGTACCAACTGGGGTGTTTCATAACTTCCTTCCAGAAGCCCTCATGCAGCTCAGTTACAAGATGCCAAGCGGAAGGAGACTGATAAAGCTCATAGCGCTTCTCATTGGTATCAAACTCAGAAAGAACTTCGATATCCTTAATCAACTGAGAGTGAACGCCATTGTCAAGGACATACAGAATGTCGAGCTTGTCCCCCAAGATAGGCTTGCGGCCGAAGACCATAGAGAGGACAAACTCTTTTTCGCCGCGTTCATTGGTCTGAACAATATACATGGTGGGGCAGTGACCCTGGGACTCGTCATTTTCGACGTAGATGAAGTCGCCATCCATAGAATCGGCAGGAATTTCGAATCGATCAAGTTCGGCTTTTGTACCGACAGTGCCGAGATTGATTGGCGCATCAGGGCGACCGCCGCCAGAAGCCTCAACCTCAACCCATTCAACTTTACGGGTCAGAGCATTGTATTGACGAGCATACTGTTTGCCGTCCAGAGGAATTTCTGGATATGGCTCCCACTCATATTCGCCAGTTACTTGATTGTAACGGCGCATATAGCGCTGACCGTCGTTGCCAACTTCAGGATATTTTACCCAGTAGGTGCGGCCATTCTCGTCAATTCGGCGCTGGTAGTTCATATTGAGAGGATCATTTGGAACGTCCTCAATTCCCGTTTCCGGTGTATCTTGGGTCTTCGAAATGGTTACATAACTGGTTGATTTTACTGTGGAATCAGCGACAGAAGTCGCAGTGATTTTCAGCACTCGTGCAGTCTCGTCCGTGGCGATGGTCAACACACCCATCTGATTGATTGTGGTCTCAGCCTTCAGATTTCCGTCAAGGCTCCAAATAACCTCTTGAGAAGGATTATTCTGTCCAATTACAGTAGCCTTAAAGGTAATACGGTGGCCAGGATCAGACTCAACGGCCGCAGGGCTAATAATCACAGCATCAACTGTGGTTTCATCAATGCCAGGAGTATCCTCAGATACTACATTGATAGTCGCCTCAGCGAACTTGGTTGGGTCATAACTTACTGTCGCGCGGAGAGTAATCTCATGCAGTTGCTCGTCGGCGCCGATATAGACAACACCATCGCGAGAAACATGAGTTGCAAGAGATGTTGCACCAGTCAAGTCCCAAATGATAGAAGCGGGAGGATTATTCAAACCAGTCAGCTGAACAGCGAAGCGCGCGTTCATTCCACGACCGATTTGAGTGTATGCGGGATACAGCTGAATAACAGTTACCACAGGCTCATCTTCGGCAAGCTCCGGAGGAATTACTGTTACCAGAGAAGTATCAGTAAAGTTAGGATCTGCGGCGCAAGTACCAGAGACAATCAGAAGGGCGCTGGTCTCTTCCTTGTCTACATAAAGTACACCTTCAGGAGTAATAATAGTCTGGGGAGACTGATTACCGCTCACGGCGAAGGTTGCGTCATGGTTTGTGATATTTACGCCAGTCACGATGGCCTGAAAGCGCAGAGAGTGGTCTTTAATAACCGTAGCCTCGATAGGCTCCAGATAGAAACCAGTCACCTGCTACAGGATAGGCGCTTCTTCGTCAATGCTGATGGTCGCGGTTCCATACTTAGAAGTGTCAACAATGGAGCGTGCAGTCACGCGAATCATCATTGCATCTTCATCGGCGCCGATTGTCAGAACGCCGTCAGAGGTAATCTTGGTATTGGGGTCGCGCTGACCGCTAATAGACCAAGTTACTTCCTTAGACAGCTCCTCAGAGCCGTTTACGATAGCCGCGAATGTGATTACAGAGCCGGGCGCCACAGTCACAGTATTGGGAGAAACCTCAACGCTATTGATTTCGGGATCAGGCTCTGGGATTGGCTCTTCAACTTCCTCCTCAATAGGAGTCCAAACAGCAGAACCGTTAGCAGTACGCTCACGGACATATTTGGTATTGAGAGGAGTTGCGGGAACATCGGTAAATCCATTGTCACCGCTGGCATCATAGGCCGCAACGGTAACATAGGCGATGTTGTATTTAGTAGTATCCTGCTTGGATGTTGCACGAACTTGCAGGCTCTTGGCGGTCTCGCCAATACCAATAGTCAGAACGCCATCATCAGTCAGATATGTAGTCTGGACATTATTGCCTGTCAGACTCCAAGTAACTGCCTGAGAAGGATTGTTCTTACCAATGACTACAGCTTTGAATACAGTCTGCCAGCCTTGCTCAAGTTCCACCAAGTCAGGAGTAATGATAATCGCATCAACAGTAACCTCATCAACACCGGGGGTTTCTGCGGGAACTACATCAATAATAGCCTCGCCGTACACCTCGGGAGTTTTCTGAGAGTAAGCAGTCAATACAAGCATATTACTTTGCTCATCTTCGCCCACAAATACCAGACCGTTAGGAGTTACGCGAGTATCCTTAGATGTCGCGCCAGTCAACTTCCAAACAACCTGCTGGGAGGGGTTATTGACGCCGTTCACCTTAGCGGCAAACTGCTGACTATAACCGCAACCAATCTATGTCGCGCCAGGATATACGATAACTTCAGTTACAGTAGACTGGTCAACGGCGTGCTGAGAATCAGTTACGCTGACAGTCGCAGTAGCGAAGAAACGCTGGTCAGCGGCAGCCTTAGCTGTTACGACAAGAACCTTAGACAATTCGTCGGCGCCGACATGGAGTGTACCATCCTGGTTGATATAGGTATTTGTAGAGCTTTGTCCAGATACAGAATAAACAGCGGAGAAATCACTCAGATTTACGCCGTTCACCATTGTATTGAACATTACAGAGCGACCGAGGACAACTTCTACATCAGTAGGAACAAGGACAATACCCGTTACCATAGGAGCCAGAGGATCCTCCATATTTACATCGACAGAAACAACTGCCTGTGCATATACGGATTCATCGGCTTCAGAAGTAACGCGAACGGTGATTGTCTTAGAAGTTTCCTTCTCGCCAATCTTCAGGATACCATCCTGAGTGATAGTTGTATCGCTGACGCGCTGGCCTTTAATAGTCCACTTTACGCCGCGAGAGAGTTGTGCATTTCCTTGAACAACAGCGGTAAATGCAACAGTTGCGCCCTGACCAACAGTAATGTTGAGAGGGCTAAGGGTAATTCCTTCAATTGTAGGCTCCTCACCGGGTACTGGATCGGGATCTACAACTTCAGTGCCGCCGCCTGGAGTATTACCAGTGCCATCTCCACCTGCGTCGCCGCCTCCGGCTCCACTGGAGCCTCCGCAACAACCACAGCCAGACTCCTTGATATACACCCACTTAAAGTGAGTATTCAGAATCCACTTCTCACCAGTAGTGAGAGAGCGCGCTTCTGATCCAGGCTGAATGTCTGTGAAGTTGGTAATTGGAGGAAGATCTTCGGCGCCTTGATCCAGGTAGAACAGTTTTCTGTTGTACTGCTGTGACTCAAGATGCTTTACAAGCTAATAGCCCATCTGCTGAGCACCTCCTTATTTAATTGCCTTTTACTCAGTGAATACATCCACCCAGTTGAACCAGTCAACTCGGAGCATGAAATTGGAGAAATTCCCGTGATCGTCCCATAACATATAGGAGCCGGAAATATCTACTTGGTCGTTCTTGTCTTCGAGCTGAATATGCAGCTGTCCAACAATAACTCTATCACCTACGACAAATGTGTCGTCAGTGGTCCAGTGATCTACATAGGCGCCGTTATATGTGAGTTCTGGATTGTGCTGCAAATACATATCAGACACGTCCATCCACATCTTGCGCCCATCAGCCATTTCAATATGAACATCTCTGTTGCGCAGACACAGAACAGCGTTCTTCAATGGGTGACCCTTTGGAAGAGTGCGGTCCTTGAAGTAGTTATCAAAGCGATAACGATGTTCAAGAGCGTCGTGCGGCACATGAATATTCATCATAAAGGAACAACGAGGGCCGTATACTTGCATTTGGAAATGTCTGTGCGGCTCATCGTCGATTGGCTGGTAGATATAGGGAGGATCTGGTGTGATTGTTTCAACCAGGTCCTCGGGAGGATCAGAAACCAAAGGAGTCTCAACTACGATAACATTTGGGTAATCCAAAGTAATATCAACTGCTTCTGTCATATTGATAGAATAGCCTTCCTTATGGTCAACTGTTCTATTGGTTGGGCCGCCGACCACTTGTGAGCGGCACATACAGATACGAGAGACACCGTGGTCCTTTACAAGCTCTACATCCCAGATGTAAGGCCCGGGATGAAGCCAAGTTTCCTTTGAAGACAAGGTAATATTGATGCGTCCTTTAACAGCATTAAGGTCCGCTACTGGGATCTCTTTTGCAATTAAAGCGCGCTCATCGTCATAGTCATGGTCGAATTGCTCGGCCTTCAAAGTAAAGAATACCTGATAGCCAGACAAATCAAATGGAGTGCCGTCCGCCCTATGAATCAACACAGGGATTGTCAAGGACTCACCACGACCAATGTCATCAAAGGGAGTTACAGTGATTTTTCGTGGCATTTTAACACCCCTTTCATGGTACGATTCCGACGGTATCTTGCAGCTCCTCAATCTTGTCAGTTAAGGCTTTCACCTTGTCGTCCATATCTTTGAGGGTAGTCTCCAATTCTTCGATTGTGGATTTCTGCTAGTCCACAATGCCCATCAAGGAGGCTACTTGCGAGAACACTTGAGAGTCCAAAGTTAGCGTCGGAGTAATAATTACGATAGGCGCTCCTTCAGCAAGCGCCACAATGGAAACACTATCGCCGACTTGTAATTGCCCCAGACCAGGGTTTACATAACGATTAGACGGGCCGCCGTCCAGTGTAAAGGACAAGGTACACAAGCGCATAACTGCGCCATTGGTTTGATGAATTATCTCAATATCAAACCAGAAGTTGCCCGGCTCAAAATCTGTATCGCGGCTTGTCAGTTCGATATTGAACTTACCAGTCGTGGGATTTAAGAGGGCAATATCCTTTTTGATGTAGCAGAAATCATCGTGGCGGTCAAAATCAGTTTTTACAGGTTTTACTGTAAAACAGGCCTGATAGCCAGTCAAGTCGATAGGATTTTCATAATTATCCTTTATTTCAACAGGAATAATCAGCGAACATCCGCGCTGAATTACTCCATAATCTCCGCTTTTCTGAGTAGTTCTTGTTGATGCCATCTTTTTCCCTCCTCTCTCATACTCAGACTTACTAATATACCATTTTATAACATCAAAAATAAAAGATTTACTTCACCCAAAATTTTACTATATAAGTTACAAAAAGGGTATAGTAAAATTTTCGACGAAGAAAATCTAAAGGGTATGACGAAGCGGCGGGCCAAATAAGTTAAATGCCCCGCTATGGTAGTTATTATTCATTTCTTCTTATTTAATTAACAATGCTTTTTGATTTGATAATACCAGTCGACGATAAGGTTGGCGCACTCGATGACATCTTCGTCGTCCGCAGACAAGATGTTACCACGAAGTGCCTCTGAAGAAATAACATATTGTATTGTTTTCTCCAGAATGTATTGCCTTATGCCGTGTTCCACCTCCTCTTCAGTAGGGATGGTATTATCAAAAGCATTAGATGTGTCAATCTCCCTGAGGGCATTAGCGTAACGGAAGCCGATAGCCTCTTCAAAGACACAAATGGTATTGGCGTTTGCAATGTGTTGCGCTTTGGAATTGGTATAAGGGTCCTTCTCGCCCTTGCTGAACCAGTGGAACTGAGCAATGTCGCCGGCCAATTCTACGGCATCGGGGAATATCTGAATAAGAGCCTGAACGAGGTCTTCGTTAATCTGAACATCAACAACCTCTTCATAGTCAAACTCCCACCCAAAGTTGGCGAGTTCGGCGCGAACCATAGAACTTACAGTGACACGGATATTATCAGTGAACTTAACACGGCCATCTGGTCCAGCGAAAGACTCATAGCATACCCAGAAGTATTGCTCGGAATACTCTTTGATATATTCCTCATCGCAAAGCTGTTTTTTACCGGGAATGGGCTTGAAATGGTCTTCAGTTATAAATGAAAAAGCCTCATTGAAAAGTTTGCCACGACGAACGGCGCGCCACTGATCCTTCTGCATAGAGTTGAAAATCTCTTTCATGTAAGGAAACTTATTGATGGCGTCAACGGTAGGAACAGTAGAGAGTCCCTTGTTCAGAGTAGCATGATAATCAATAGGCTCTGGGTCAATTCCAGACTTCTTATTCAGTTCGTTTCGTTTGAGCTGAACTTGCAGATTAAGATATGCCAAAATGACAGCAAAAGCGTGTTCCCACTGGGCGATTTCTTTCTGCCCATTGAGCATAAAGTGTACTTTTTCGATTCCACGCTTATTAGCGAAGCGCTTTAACACTTCAATCTGCATATGTCTCCTCCTTTCTTGTATATAGAAAAAGTCCCGTAACCATGACAGTTACGGGACATCTATCCTGAGCCTGTAGTTGCCACGGTAGAGACAGTCAGCACCACCTGTTACTGCCGCATATCATCTGTTCATGTCCAGTGATAGATATGCACTATTCTTCATAGCTTTACCGCGCAACTGAAGCCACATGAAGCTCCAGCTCCCTTAATGAGAAGCTGGGTTGGTGGCCGCAGCGCCTCAGGATAGTCGGATTTACTTAACTTGATTTCAGTGGGGTCTTCCCCCACTTTCTATATATATTATACCATAAAAATTTTTTTAAGTCAAGCAAAATTCCTACTGAGGCAAAATTATTTACTTTGAATTATCAGTGTCAGATTTTTGTTCAGATAAACGGGATTGCGGCAATTTTGAAATTTCGGAACCTGCGACCGATGCGACGCGGCCCTGAACCTGGTCGCGAATGGTATTGCAGAACCTGTCATATACCTTCCAAAAAAGTTCAGAGGATACTTCTTTCCAGAACACCTTCTGCATAGACTTCAGCGGATGTTCAACTTCAGGCAGATCGCCAGTGAAAAAGGTGTCGTAATCAAGAACGACGCGGCCCTTTGTATCATAGTCGAGAGAGTTGAAATAGAGGAACATGGCCGGCAGTTGATGTTCATTGAAATCTATGCCAGTCTTTGTATGACATTCATGCGGAACATCAATAATGATGCACCAGGTGTCGGCATCTTCTTTCTTGAAACAGCGACCGACGTGCTTCTTGAGAATTTCCTTTTGCTCTTTGATCTCCTGTTTGCGCAAGTCATACATCTCGTTGCGCACTCTTATCCATTCGTTATTGATTTCGTGCATTCGTTGTTTAATTGTATCAAGATTACTCATTTAATTTCCTCCGTTTTTAAAGAGGGGATCTTATATTCATACGCGCACCAGTTGGTGACGAGATTGTCTAAGAGCATAGCTCTGGTCATTTTGCCAATCTTAGGAATGTATTTAACATTGGCCGCCATGTCAATAAGACCGCTGTCATCATCAAGATTGCCGCCAATGTCGATGATCAACAAATCTTTTGCCATTCTTAGACAGTTGGCGTCGAACTTATATTTCTTGCCGGGAGACTGCGCAAGAATGAGAACATCAGAGAAATCACAGGCAAACCGCAGGTCTTGCATCCCAGAGTTGAAATGCATCACTGTATAACCAGAGGAGTTGAAGATATTGGCGCACGCTTTACCCACAGGGCCACGGCCGAAGATAGAAACTCTCTTACCTTCATTATAGAACCAGGCCAACTTGAGAGCAGCATTGGCAGTTGCAGGGAGACGGCAATACTTATACATATTGCCGGGATAGGTAGTCGCCATAAGGCCGCGCTGGATGAAGGTATTGCCGTCAATGTCCTTCTGCCAATCAACAACATTGTCGGCACCGGATTCATTGATTAACCCCTTGTAATCATGATGGACGATAATACCGTGCACATTTTTGTTGTTATTGAAACTCTTGATTTCTTCCATAAGAGTATCAATGGTCGGCGTAAAAGAGCTAAAGACCATGATGCCGAGATCATTCGCGTCTTTTGTCAGGTATTTGATATAAGGGGCGGTCATATCTTCTGTCAGTGCGACGATACCAAGGCCGGGACCGCGGTACATTCCGTCTGCTTGCCAATGGTTTACAGTCTTGCGAAGTTCATCCAGGTTTCTTTTTGCCAGTTCATCACAGGTTACAATCATAAATCCTCCTTAGTAAGTAAGGGCGATTTCTCGCCCTTACTTTTCACCTGTGGAGCCAAAACCTCCACGATTATTCTTACCAAGATAGCGGACTTCCTTCAAACGAGGGTTGCCCTGATTGCGCTGAATACGGAACTGGGCGATACGGTCGCCAGCTTCGATATGAGCATCACGAGTAGCGAAGTATGGAAGCATCCAAATATCGTCGTCACCAGAGTAAGTCTCGTCGATTACGCCGATGGAGTTTGTCTGAATAAACCCATACTTCTTGAAAGAGGAACTGCGAGGGGCGAGGATGGCCTCATAGCCGTGGGGCACACGAACAGAAATGCCAAGATTGATGAAACCTTTTGTGCCGGCCTTCAAGTCATAACTCTCGGCGGCGCGCACATCAAACCACTCGCCCATATGCGCCTGCTCAACGGGTTTGGCGGCGGGAGTATGGTATTTAATGAGAATTTCGGGTCTCAGTCGATCCAGAACTTTGTTGTTATCCTTGCGGATTCCTTCAATCGCTTCCTCCAGCTTTTCCTTGTTCTCCTTACGGATCGCTTCCATGCGTTCATGGACTGCTTGCTGCTCTTCAGGGGTGCGCTGGCGACGGAGAGACTTAATATTGAGACTGGCAGGTGGCTGCATGGGGTTTCCTTGACCACCTCTAACTTTGGTTCTATCTACTCGGTCAGGAACAACGAACTCACCGGTATTGACCTCCTAATTCTTAACTTCGTTTTCCATTGGGGTAACCTCCTTATAGGTCGATATTGATATTCATTACCACGGGCAAGTGGTCAGAATGGCACGCAAACTCGTCATCTTGGAGAACATAGATGTCCTCAACCTTGTCCATCAGTTCTTTGGAAACAAGGAAATGGTCGAGGCGCATACCCTTGCCGTTCTCCTTGGCGTTATACATATTGCTGTGCCATGTGAAGATTTGCTCGTCGGGATTGAAGTTGCGCAGAACGTCAACCAGTCCAGCGTCCTTCTTTAAGGCGAAGAAGGCGTTTCGTTCGGCAAGCGTGGTTCCGGCGACAGATTTGACATTGGTATCCTCGGCACTAGGCGCAACGTTGAGGTCGCCACATACGATGAAGGGCTTGAAGTCTTTGTTGGAGACGACATAATCATGTAGGGCGGTTTCAAAGTCTCCTCGAGCGTCCAGTTTTTCTGCAGCTCTTCCAACATTTGGGGAGTAAGAGGAGATGAGCTTGAAATGCTTGAAATCAAGGATTTCTACGCGGCCTCCTTCAAAGCCCAGAACTCTTCCATCTGTGTTAAACAGCGGTCCAGCCAAGCATCTTCGTACAAAGATAGCTGTGCCCGCATACCCCGGCTTGTCGTGCACCGAGTAGTATCCGACATAATCTGTTCCAAGGACAGAGGTTGGAATTTGTTCGGGCTTGGCTCTGACTTCCTGTAAGCAGAGTATGTCGGGCGCCATGCGTCGAATGGCGTCGGAATAACCGTATTTAGACAGGCGCGCACGTAATCCATTGACATTATGCGATATAATTTTAAGCATTGTTCAAACTCCTCTCGGGCCACGGGGACCTCCTCTATACCACTCGATGATGTATGCAATCCCCATGACAATCACAAAAGCCACAATGGGCACCATTGGGTCGATCATACTATCACTCCTATTTCAGTTTCATAGCGATGGCGAAACCAGCATAAAAGCCGGTCAACAGACACATAATTCCAAACGTGATGCCGTTAAAATCAATCATTGAACACATCACTCCAAAGACATTTCTCGGGCGCCTTATCCTCGCGAAGTTTCATCAGACGAGGGTGACGGAGAGAATGACCAGCCTGGTCAACACTCATACAGTCAACCTCAATGACAGTACCGATGTAATACTCTGGGTTCTGCCGAGCCTCGGTACGCATCTCGTCGTCCAGACCGCTGGCTACGGTTCCAATCTTGACCAACTCGCCATCACGATAAAGGCCAATATCAAAACCATTCGCCATATTCTGGAGCCACAGACGATTGACGGGATTACCTTCCTCGTCGCGATATGGATAATTCTCCGGGTCTTTGCCCGTATATTCCTTGGTCGGCAGATTGATGCCCATGATAACAACATCTACGGTATCAACCTGCTTAATCTTGTATGTGGTGTGCATCGGACGCTTCGCCGTCTCACCGATATTGGAAACGGCGTGCTTTGCAGAAACCTTGCCGTTGGAGCGCAACAGTTTCAGAACACCACCCTCATATCCCTGAGACAGCCACTCTGCAATAACTTCCTGCTTATCCTTTACGATAAGCTGGGCGAAAGACAACCAGGGATAAGTCTGGAAATCGGTTTCCTCTTCCAGCTCCTTGAGGAAATTGTAACGGTCGATGAAGTCTGCGGAGTAATATGCCTTGCCGCCCCAATACAGAACATCAAAGACATACGCACCGCAAGGCCCAATCTCTTCCTGGCGCTTGGCGGCCTTTGCCGGAGTGCAGAGCATAATGGAGTTGACAAACTTGCTGGAAGAATGATCTTCCCACTTGCCCGCAGTCCAGTTATATTTGCTCCAAATCTCAACGCACAGTTGAGAGCCGAGAGGGAAAAACTCCTCGGCAAACGCCTTCATATGCGGCATATTGTCAATCTTGTCGATGACTTCGCCGGTTTTCTTGGAAATCTTGTCGCCGTACAGATGAACAGAACCGTCCAAATCCTTAGACCAGACATAAGAACTACCGTCCACTTTCAGCTCGATACCGTATTCATCGGACACCAGAGCGGCATCCAGAACTTCCTTTTTCTTCGCCGTGGCATACTTCATGGGCTGCCAAAGACGATAGGTTTCATTAAATCTTTCCATTGTATCTCCTTCCAACAACCATAATGTCACGAACATCTGCAAAGATTTTCTTGCCGTCTCGATCAATCACGGCGGTATTGAATTTGGGGATAATGTCAACCAGCTCCCCACAAAGACCTTTGTTACCGGACCACTGGGAAACAATCTGAACTCTGTCTCCCATTTTCATGTTGCTGACCATAACATTACCCCTTTCCCATTTTCTATTATTATTATACCATAAAAATTTTTTTATGTCAAAGAAAAAGAGTTGGCCTTTTAGACCAACTCTTCTCTGTAATAGTCAAAACCTGTAACCAGTACGCCGCCGATGATATTTCCTGCCGTAGCGATGCCGAGGAAGGCTAAATAATTATGGGCAGAAAAATCTTCGGTGAACAGCATATAGAACATATCGGCGATACTGTGTTCAAAGCCAAAGAATACGAAAAGGAAAATCGGGAAGAAAATGCCAAATAGCTTTAATACTCCTGTATTGCGCCGCGCCATAGATACTGCATAGCAGACGAGCATATTACAAAAAACGGCGAGCACAAAAAGTTGTAGATAAGGTGTTAAGATTTTGATGTTGGCAACTTGTTCAATGGCGTGTAAGTCAAATCCGGGAATCGAGATACGGACTCCATATGCAACCCAGATGGAGCCTATGAGGTTTCCGAACCAAGATATGACGAGTAAGCCAATAGCCTGCCAGATATTGCATCCGTTGGCTACACACGCGCCGTAGCTGTAAATGTTGCCGGTGAAAAGCGAAAGGTTGGCCATGATAATCAAAATCAGGCCGATTGGAAAAATTATTGCTTTGATCAGCGCCGCCCATTCAGGAGATGCCGCCGGGCCGCCTGCAATAACTGCTGTGGCCGCAGCAAGTGAGAGAACTGCCCCAGCGCCAATCGAGTTCAAAAATGTGATAAATGGTCGTGGTAGTTGATATGTCAACTTTCTATGTCCTCCTCTTCATCCTGGTCTCCCGGACGAATTTCAAGGCCTCTTCTGAGAAGCTCGGAGAGCGACTCGATTACTACACCATAGTTTTCAATGGCGTAGTCCTTGCCTTTTTCGTCATAAGGCGCCAGGATAAGAACTGTCCCGTTTCTCGCATCGGTATCAGTGGAACCGATAATCCAATAATAGGAGGGATCGACGCCGCCTTCTCCCCATACTCTGATGACGACATCCTCGATTTCAGAGTCAAGGCAGAAAGTCATCCAGTCGCCCCAGTGTCCGCTGAAGCGCTCCATATTAAAATTCTTCATCTTCATCCTCCCATTCTTTATAAGCGACCATAGCGTGGGCGCCAATCATTGAAGTTGGAGAAAAAGCATACGAAACATTGATGAGTTTCCTGGTATATTTGCCCTCATTGAGGAAATTATTGATTTTGCTCTCTAAATCACTTGGACAGCGAGCGCTAAAGAATTTGACTTTATGAATGTTCATATTGCCTCCAAAAAAGGGCGGCCAATAGGGTGAGAAAACAACTGTTCCCTAAATGCTTGAAAGTTTTTCCCCTATCGCGGCCGCCCTATGGTGTTAAACTACCGGCTGGATAGAAGGGGCGATGAAGTAGTAATGGACATGAGAACCATAGTCTATATTCATTGAGCCATCTTCATTTTTCCAGCAGCGGTAATAATAACCGAGTTGTGAATAGTTGAGTTTTTGGTGGACAACCATTGCTTTCCATGCTTCCTCATAGCTGTCGTACTGCCCAAGCCAATGAGAGGTGGATAAAGACATGGTGCCCCAATAAAGATCAAACTTCATCTGTGGGCGCCTCCTCGTCCTCGTCCTCATCTTCGGAGGCCTTGCGGCGCTCCTTCTCGATGTCTTCGAGAACCATCATGTCGTAAGCGAAAGCGGTGGGGCCTTCACCGGCACCAAACCAAGAGTTCCACATAAAAATGCCTCCTTCTTATTTTCTATAATAATTATAGCACAAAAATTTTTTTATGTCAAGCTCGTCAACTACTCCACTCGCAATTCCTCGCGGACTTTCATCAGAGCTTTTCCAAGCCAGTTAAGACCAACTTGGTCACGCGCCTGGCAACGACTGCATTTGCAAACGCCCCAGGTGTTGTCGTGCCAAGTGTTGCCTTCTTCCAGATACTCGGGATCAGTTTCCAAAAGTTTGGCGGCGAGGTCTTTGTTCTGCTTGAACTTGTTGCGGACAATGCTCAACATGACATTGCGCTTAATCTCTTCCCAATGGGGGCGGAGTTCTATATGACGCCCTTTGCGCTTGGCTTGACTGGGCGACAGGATTGAGAACTCTTCTCGGAGTGCGGGGTCCAGAGTCTTGGCGGCTTGGAAAGCGGCTTCAGCACTGGGATAGACGACGCCTTCATATTCAACTGGACATATGTAGAAGTTGGATAAGAAAGCGTATTCTTTATCGAAACTGGAAATCACCTATCTTTAACCCCCTTTCCTGGTCGCCATACTTGGCAATAAATCCTTGAGCGGACTCTTCGGCGATTTTTCTTTCCCGTTCAGTTATGACATGACCCGAGCCGTGACAGTCAGGGCAGGTAATCCAATCGCTGGGGTCATTTGGATCAGGCCGGTCATCTTCGGCGCAAGCTCGAGAACGAAGGATTTTACCCTTGCCCTCGCATTTCTCACAGGTGGTATTGATACGCTGAACGGCGAGAATAGCCGTATCAATACCAATCAGCTTGCTTTTATATTCAGCTTCAAGGTCGGCTTTCTCCTTTCGGAGTTCCTTGAGGGCTGCAACCAGATTAGGCATCTTCATCCTCCTCTTCGGTATCGTCGGCGCCGTCGGCGGGCATTACGCGGAAAGTGATCCAGGACTCCAACTCTTCCTCGTACATCTCGGCGGCATCCTCGTCAGAAACGCCGTATTCTTCCATCAGCGTCTCAAAATCGCCAGCGTAGTCGTCGATAGCATCTTCATCAACGCCAGCGTCAATCAGCAACGCCCGGCGGCAGTCGTCCATATCCATGATGCCGTGACAGCCTTTGAAGGACTCATAATCCTCAATGGCCAGACGGCGGGCCTCTTCCATAGCTTCCTCGCGGTCTTTGAACTCGCCAGTGTAATCGTATTGAGCGCCGCCAAAGCCGCCGCCCATGCCGTGATAAATCTTAAAGAAAGGCATTCTCTATACCTCCTATCGCTATACATCATATCCTTGGTCTCTCATAACCGCGAGAGATTTGTAGACCATTCGGTTCTTGCTTTTGCTTTTTGCCTTGACCACATTTCCCATCTCAATGAGGTGGCCGAGGATGCGGGCCATCTTTTGAGGAGTAACCCCCGTAAGATTGATAGACCGCGACTTAATCTCGTCGATGTCGAGGGCCTCCTGACTTTCGGCGAGAATAATCATGACTTCGCCCTCCCACAGAGCGGTTTGCTGGGGACGATACTTACTTGTTCTTCTGCCAGGCATGATTATTACTCCTTTTCTCATTTTCTATATATATTATACCATAAAAATTTTTTACTGTCAAATTGTCAATAAATAAAGATAAAGGGGCAAGGAAAAATCCTTACCCCTCTTAATCATGGTGGACCCGGCGGGAATCGAACCCGCGTCCGAAGCAACCTATCTCACAAAGATTACTTACACGATAGTTTGTCTACTTTCTTCGTTTTTTTAGATGGACGAAGCCCGGCGCAAACACTCCGTAGCGAGTAAACCATCAGGGCTGTATCGGTTAAGATATTGCCTCCACCACTTGCATTTTCAAGGATATGCAAGAAACCCCCATGCGGTACCACCAGTTTTTACTAAAACTGGAAACTCCCACCTTTCTCCCGGTGGTCGGGCGGTTCAAGCCAAATTAGGCGGCCTGACGAACCTCCATCATAGCGGAGATTAGTGCAGGGTGAACCATAATTACAGTGTGATCGATGTCGTTTACTTTTTGTTGAACACCTTGAGGCGGTTGTTCGTTACCCGTGACTTTATGCCTTCAGTCCCCCGTCGAAACCTGACGGGCCCATGTAAGTTCTGCGGAAAGTAGTGAAAAGATAATCAGTCTTTTTGTTTAAAAAGGAACTTTCTATGCAGATTTGAAGCGGGTAGTAAAATCTGATTAAAAGTCAGGTGCTTTGCAGCAAAAGGAACTATCTATGCTTCTTTGAAAGATGCGAGAAGTATGTGATTACTATGGCGCAAGCGCCCCAGTATTCCTCCAGAAAGGAACTTCTTATGCGTCGTTATAGCAGCGAGAGGTAGTCAAGTTCATATTTGCAGTATGATTTTATAAAAGGAACCTCATTTGCCGCGTGAGGGGGATAAGCGGACGGTAACTCCAATGGGCTACATCCCCAGGCTCCCATTGGCTCATTTTCTTCTTTTATACCTACAAGTAAAAAGGAACCGTCTGTGCTGTTTGGCGAGGAGTATCTTTGATGGAGCCGCCACAACGGCGGCAGAATTATATTTGAAAAAAGGAACTCCATTTGCCAGGTAGATGAAAGGCGAATATTATGGCGCACACCTTATAAAAAATCTACGAGAAAGAAAGAAAGCTGGCCGGCCATAACCACTGAAAAAAATCATCTAAAGGTGCGGGCCGAAGGGAAATATCTTTGCCTCTCATTCTATAAATATTATAGCACAAAAATTTTTTTATGTCAACTCAATTTTTTGAGAGGGCGAAAAAGATCGCCAAAATCGAAGTTGGTTTTGTGCCGGGCATTTCGGGCTTTCATGTCCTCTGTCGCGCAATGAATACAGTATGGAAGTACCCATCCCGTAGAGTGGACAGAAGCCGGAGCGCCGCATTGAGAGCAGACTTTCTCTGATGCTTCCAAAAGATTGCTGCAAAGGGTATCGAGTTTCTTATTCAGTTGTCTGTTCGGCGTATCTACGCAATAAATACGGATGCCGCCGAATTTCTCTTTTGCTTGTAAGATGACGAGGTCCTTGTTCACATCCATATGATAGAACTCAAAGAGCGCCGTTACCTTTTCGCAAAAGCTGAGAAGTAGGTTCGTCCAGCCGGGGCAATGCCTAAAGGCATCATCGAAGATAGTGTCGCCAGGATCTGGGGGATACATTCCCGTGTTCTTTTCAGCATCGTATTGCAAAAAACCAAAGCGGTCAAACTTAGAACTCATGTATCACACCTCCACCTGTTCGAACCAAAATCCCTTTTCAACGCCCTCGCGCCGAACTACCATTTCACGGGCGGCCTTTACAAAGTTGGGCCAATGAACATGACCAATCTTGTCAGGCTTGGCAATGGGAGGAATGGGGGTTCCTTCAGGAGCATACCAGATGCCGCCGAAGAACTCGCCGTATTTCCAGCAGTTATGGGAGTCGTAACCCGGTTTATTCCAGTTGCTGTGGAAATACTTTTCAACCTCCGCCTTAGTCAAATTGCGCTCACGAATCGCCATAATGGTGTCGTTCTCGTCCTTGAAACCAAAGCACTTCCCTTTGAAGGTTTTCTCCACTTTGCCGCCGGCGGCCACAAACATTTCGTGATGTTCCTTGTCTGTGTACCACCGAACCTTCTTCTCGGCGCCCGTCTTGGGGTTGATAGCGATGATGTACCAGTATTTGTCCTTGAACGGCTCACCCTTGAACTGCCAAGTGACATAAGTCTTTGCTACTCCACCATACATTTTCTCAACCCCTTTCTCATTTTCTATATATATTATACCATAAAAATTTTTTTAAGTCAACCCGGGGCCGAAGCCCCGGGGACTATATGGTTACTCCACTTTCCCGTCAACGAGGTTGAGCAGGGTACCAGGAGTCAGGTCCTCAGGCATCAGGGAGATAACCTGAGCGGCGGCCTCGGGATCATCCTGCTTGAGCTGGGCGAGATCCATAGGAGTCATCACCCAAGCGCCCATAGCGCGCAGGAAGGTAGACATATGCATCTTGCTCTTGAAGATGTTCTTCATGCCGGCAATCGCAGACTCGTAATTAGCGCTGGGCACAATACCAGTCTGGAGCGCGCCGCCATAGATGTAGAAGCGATCCTCAGTGAGCATACCGAGAGTCATACCATGCTGACCGTTGAAGCCGAGGCGCAGAGGAGTCGCCAGCAGCTTGGAGGCGTCGAAAGTAAAGTCGCGGTGCATATCGTTACGATCATTTCCGGTGAGGAAGAACTTGAACTCGGTCTCGGGGAGACCAGAGAACAGGCTCACATCGAAAACGATGTCGTCCTGACCGAGCTTTACCCAGAAAGCCTCAGCCGCGCCGCCCTGGGCGATAGGGGCATTGGTATTGTCACCGGAGTAGACAACATCAGTGCCATCGCGCCAGTAAGAGTTCCAACCGAAGTTGGCCTTGA